CACTAACAGCGGGAGCATTAATTGATGTAGGTGCAGCAGGAGAAGGAGCAACTCCGTCTATTGCTGTGGATTTATCAGAAGCAACTGACATGACTGAAGCTATGGTTGGTACAGATGAATTTATAGTCCTAGATGCAGGTTCTCAAAAAAGAAAAGCAGCACAAGAAATTAATTTAAGTATATTTAATAATGATTTACCTGGAGATATTTCAGGTGTTACGGCAGGAAACGGTTTAACAGGTGGTGGAACTTCAGGGACTGTGACTCTAAATGTTGGTGCAGGAACTGCGATTGATGTTGCTGCAGATACTGTTTCGGTGGATTTATCAGAATTATCTACTTCAACTACAAACGGAGATGGAGATTATTTTGTAGTTGTTGATACAGCAAATGCTCAAAGAAAATTAACAAAAGCAAATATTGCAATCTCAGGATTTAATAATGACTCTGGATTTACAACAAACACCGGAACTGTAACTTCTGTTTCTGGTGGAAACGGATTAACAGGAACAGTTACAACATCTGGATCATTAGCCGTAGGTGCTGGCACAGGTATTGACGTAGCTGCAGATTCTATTTCTGTTGATGTATCAGACTTCATGTCAAATGGTTCTAATAATAGAATTATAACTGCAACTGGTACAGATGCCATGAATGCAGAAGCAAATTTAACATTTGATGGCTCAACATTAGCTGTTACAGGGGCCTTAACTACTACAGGAAACACTACAACAGATCACGTTTTACCTAATGCTTCTGATACTTATGATTTAGGTGCATCAGGAAATGTTTGGAGAAACGTATACACTGGTGACTTACATTTATCTAATGAAGGAAAAGAAGAAGGTAATTCTATAGATGGCACAAAAGGTAATTGGACAATTCAAGAGGGCGCTGAACATTTATATATTTTAAATAATAAGTCTGGTAAAAAATACAGATTTAAATTAGAAGAGATGTAATGATATTTAATTTTGACAAAAAACATTATGATAGTGAAAAGTTATCTGATCAAGGTAAAGTGTATCTACAAAAATTACAAAACATTGTTGTAAAGAAAAATCAATTAAGTTTAGAATTCACTGATTGTGAAGTTTTACAAAAACACTACTCTGATCTACTTAGCAAAGAACTTCCAGAGGAAGAAAAAACTACCTCTGAAATGTTAAAAGAAGGATTCGATCAAGAACAAAAAGGAGCCTAGTCTATGGCTTTTGGTAATACCGCATATTCTGAGGCGGCCTTTTCAGCAGAAGATAATAACGCCATTGCTTATCCTCAAGGAAGTGTCCTTACAGGATCAATGGGTGAAGAGTCTAATACAGGTACTGCTAATGTAGATGTTACAGGTATTCAAGCAACTTTAAGCAATGGAGGATCTGTTGCAGGTTCTTCTGTATTATTCAGTGTAACAGGATCTGAATTAACAACTTCTATTGGCGAAGAAGGAATTAATATTGGAGTTCCTGTAACCGGTCAACAATTATCTATATCTAATAAAGAAACTACGCAAGATACCTTGACTGCTTTTGGAGAAGCTCCTTTTGCTTCTCAAAGTCCTGCTACTTTCTTCATACCTTCTGTTGAAGTATTTACGACAACAGGTGCTGGAACTCTTCCAAGTTTCTTATTACAAACATCTGTTGGAGAGGAAATTGTTACAGCAGATGCTAATGTTTCAGTAACAGGATCTGAGCTAACACTATCAACTAATGATGTAACATTTGAAATAACTGCTGATATAAATGTAACAGGATCTCAAGCAAACATTTCACTTGGAACTTATTCTGTTTCTGCTGATGGTAATGTAAGCGTTATAGTTACAGAGCACGATATAGTTACATCGATTGGTTCGGTAACTACAACTGCAAATGCTGATGTTTCTGTATCAGGATCACAATTAACAGGTTCTGTTGGAGATGTGTCTTTCACAATTAATGGTAATGTATCTGTTACAGGACAGCAATTAACTTTAACATTAGGGGATGAGTCTGCATTTACAGATGTGAGTGTTGAAGTTACTGGTCAAGAGTTAACAATGTCTATGGGAGAAGAAACTCCTACAGCAGACGCTAACGTTGAATTAACAGGTATTCAACTAACTAGTTCAACTGGAACAGTAGATGCTGTAGCTGTAGCTGAGGTCACGGGTGTTCAAATGTCCACTTCTATAGGATCTGTTACAATAACAGCCAACGCTGATATAGATGTTACTGGAATTGAGTTACAATCTAGTGCTGGAAATGCAGATGTTACAGCATGGGCTGAAATTGATCCAGGTGTGTCTAATGTTTGGACTGAGGTTGATAAAGCAGCATAGAGAGGATATAATAAAGTATGGCATCAAGTTACACAGATTTAGGAGTAGAATTAATCACTACTGGTGAAAAAGCTGGTTTGTGGGGACAAATTACAAATACAAATCTTCAGATTATGGAACAAGAGTCTGGAGGATTTTTAGCTAAGTCAATTGCCGGTGGTGCACAAACAACTCCTTTAGGTATTACTGATGGAGCAACAACAGGCTCTGATGCTAGAAATGCAATCATAGAACTTACAGGAACTATAACAGGAAATCAGATAGTTACTGTTCCAGATTCAATTCAAAAAAATTATGTTGTATTTAATAACACTTCAGGAGCCTTTACAGTTCAGTTTAAAACGGTTTCAGGAACTGGTCCAACATTTTCAACTACAAACAAATCAACAAAAATACTTTATTCAAATGGAACTAATATTATTGATGTTACTGCAAATTTAGGAGATTTAGCAGTAGGTGCCGTTACTGCTACAGGGCATGTTTTACCTGGAGCCAATGATACTTACGATTTAGGCGCTGTAGGAAATGTATGGAGAAACGTATATACAGGGGATTTACACCTAAATAACGAGCATAAAACAGAAGGTAATATAATAGACGGATCTAAAGGTAGTTGGACTTTACAGGAAGGTGCTAAAGATATATACTTAATTAATAATAAATCTAATGAAAAATTTAGATTGAAATTAGAAAAAATTTAAGGAGATACTAATGGGTATTATTTCAAATGGAAATACAGTAATCGATAATGGCGCAATTGATGCAAACGAAGTAGACACTACTCAAATTGCTAATGATGCGGTAACTGCTGACAAGTTAGCAAATACTGCAGTTACTGCGGGATCTTACACAACAGCTGACATTACGGTTGATGCTCAAGGTAGAGTTACTGCTGCTTCATCTGGACAAGCTGGTGGTGGAAATATGCTTTTTAATTTTTATGCTACTAGCAGTGGTACTTATACTGCGCCTGCTAATACAAACAAAGCACATGTATACATACAAGGGGGAGGCGGAGGTGGTGCCGGTGCAAACCAACAACGTTCTGCTGGACCGGGAGGAGCCGGAGGCTACGGAGTGTTTCCATTAGATGTAACACCAAATACAGCTTACCCTTACTCGATTGGAAATGGTGGAAGCGGTGGAAACGGATCAACTAACTCATCTAATCCAGGTAACCCAGGCAATGCATCTAATTTTTCTAACTTAGCAACTTCAAACGGAGGTGGCGGAAGAGCTGCTGTGCCTTACAACAATAATGCAGGACCAGGTACTGATGGTACTGTTCCAGGAGGTATTCCTTTTGCACCTATTGGATACGCACCGTATCCACCAGGATCAAGGAATTTTTATGGTATGCTAGGAAGAGGCCATGGAGGAGCCGCAGGGAATACACCAGGTGGAAGCGGTGGAAGCGGTGAAGGTGGTGGTATATTTATTTTTGACAACAGTGACGTATAGGAAAAATTATGGCATATATTATAACTTCAGATGACATAAAAACAAATGTATCAGGAATAGCAGCAACTGAATCTGCTAGAGATAACATGGATATGGCACTACAATGTGTTGCTCACGAGATAGGTGAGGCTGAGTTTAATAATTTAAAAAATAACACTAAAAGAGTAAGTGATCATGATGGCACTAATTTTGTTTATGTAGATATGATAACAGAATTTACAGAAGAGAATAATTTAAAAACGTATCTAGATATAAAAAGTAAAGCTATATCTCAAATTATAAAAAAATATCCAGATCATCCAGATATGACTATTTGGACAACGTACAAAAATTTAGTAGACAATTACGATACGTCAACAGTAACTTTTCCTTTAACCACAAGTTGGGAAAAATATTGTGAAGATAATTCAATAGATTATTTTAATTTATTAGAACTACCTTAAAACTTTCTTGCTTGTTAATATAATATAGTATATATATATTTTTAATGCATGAGAAAATAATTAAGTTTAGTGCGCATAAAGGTTATCTTAAATTTAACGAAGAATTACCAAAGTTAATTAAATTAAATATACCTGATTGGTTTAAAAAACTAGAGCATAATATAGAGAAAAAAACTGTTAAAGGTTGTATTCCTTTTTTACAAACTTTAACTTATGGTTATGTTCTTACCCTACCTCAAGATTTTTATCTAAAACATAATAGTTTTAATAAAGATGAGATAAAAACTACGTTAACAGCTTCTTTTGAAAGTGATTTTGGTTACAATTTAAATGTAAAAGATAGACAGGAACAGCATACCACAATACAAACAGAAGGGTCTTCTTATAATAAAAAGAATAGCAATTTGCCTATTAATAAATTTTTAAATCCTTGGTTGATTAAAACACCTCCAGGATATTCTTGTCTTTTTGTTCCTCCGTTAAATAACACAGATGACAGGTTTTCAATAATACCTGGTATTGTAGATACAGACACTTTTCCACTATACATTAATTTTCCATTTATTGTAAACGGAGATAAGCATCCTGTTTTAGATACTCAATTAAAAAAAGGAACTCCTTATGTTCAAATAATTCCTTTTAAAAGAGATTCATGGAAAATGGATATAGGTGAAATAAAAGAAAATGATGAAAGTAATCTTTGGTGGAAAAAAGGTAAATATTTTTTAAATATGTTACATAATTACAAAAATTTATTTTGGAATAAAAAAACAACTTGGAAATAAAATGCAAACAGATTTACTACCAGAAAATATTGAAAGCATTAAAAATAACAAAGTAACTTTTGTTAAAAATTTTGCTACTATAGAAAATACATATGACCTTAATTTATTGTTTTCTTTTTTAGAAAAATTAGACATACCCGTTCATTATAAAAAAAATAATTTTGAACCAGAAAAAGAAAAAGAAAAAGAATTTAATTTTTTAGAAAAAGTTTTTCAAATATCTAATGTAAGTCATTTTTTTCCAGACTTTCAGTTTTTAAAAAGTTTTTTAGAACAAGTCTTTAAATACCCTGCTCATCCTAGAGATGGAACTGACATTTTTTTTAGTTTAAAAAGTATTGCTGGAATAAGTCATGAAGATATAGAGGATGTTTTTATAATTGGTCTAAGTGGTACTGTGGTATATAACGTATTTCAAGAAGAAACAAATCACTATGAAATTAATAAGGGAGACTTGATATATATACCAAAAGGTATTAGACATAAAGTAATTGGGTTGTCACCAAGAATAACTCTTTCAATAGGTTTTTACAATGAAAAATAAACTTTCTGATTATATTTGTATATATGATAATGTTCTTGGTAATAAAAAAAATAATGTTTTAAGTAGATTGTTGACACAAAATATTTTCCCATTTAAACCAGCTGGAGTTTTTTCAGAGGGTGGTGGCCAACTAGTAGATAAAACAATTAGAAACACAGAAAAATTTTCTTTAGATAATATTACTGAAAAAAGTAATACTATAATTCATTACACAAATCTTTTTTGTTCTTGTTTACATCATTATATAAAAATATATGCTAAAGATATTAATATGATTTTAGATTGTAATGTAAGTGATATGCAAATTTTAAAGTATAAAGTTGGAGGTTTTTACAAAGAACATATTGATTCAGGACGTTATTCTCCTAGAACATTAAGTTTTATCTACTTAGTTAATGAAGATTACAAAGGAGGAGAATTAGTTATGGAATTGCCAAAAATAAAAGAAACCATACCAATAGAAGTTAAAAAAGATAGATTAATTATTTGGCCTAGTAATTTTATGTATCCACATAAAGTTTTACCTGTAACAAAAGGAATAAAATATTCGGTGGTAGCATGGGCATTATAGGCAAAGATTTTAAATACATAGCAGTAAAAAATTTTATTGATGATAGTGTAATAAAAATTTTAGAGACTTATACTAATATGAATCACAGACTTAATTTAAGACCTTATCCCCAAGACCATAAAATGAATAATTATGAAACAGGTATTTATGGAGATAGGTTAATGGAATCAATTATGTTAAATAAACAATCTCATGTAGAAAAAATAACTGGTAAAAAACTATTACCAACTTATTCTTATTGGAGAATGTATACAAATTTAGGAACTTTACCAAAACATCATGATAGAGAGTCTTGTGAAATATCTGTATCATTTAATATAGCAACTAAAGGAGAAGATTGGCCAATATATATGGATGGAAAGCCTGTTTACACTAAACCAGGTGATGCTGTTATATATTTAGGTGAAAAAATTAAACACTACAGAAAAGAATTTAAAGGAGACTATTCTACACAATGCTTTCTACATTATGTAGATAAAGATGGTCCTTATGTTGAGTTTGCTAAAGATAAAAGAGCTTATTATGGGTTAAATAAAACAAATCATTTAAAAGTAAAAATAAATAGATAGGAGACAAAATGAAATTTATTCAGAAACAAGATGGAAGTTGTGACTTAACTTTTTCTGAAACCGAAATTAAAACATTAAATGAAACAAAAAAAATATCTTTTACTGCAGAAGGATTAAAATATTTTAGTAATGATTTAGTGAGAATGGTTGTGAATTTTAATGAATTGTTTAGTGAAGAAATTCAAAAAAAAACTAACTCGGATGATTGATGTATTCTTGTGAAAATAATTATTTAAATAACATAGAGAATAAACAAATACTTAGTGTTCTAAAAAATAAATTTCCTTGGTATCTATCTGAAAGGGATAGTTTTTTAAGTCATATTGTAGTTTTTGATGATAAAATGGTAAGTACTTTTTATGGTTTAATAGAACCTTTTCAAAAGAAAATTAAAAAACAAATAAATCAAGCTGTTTTTTATATGATACTAAATGATAGTACTAGTAAAAAAGTTATAGATAATTCAGAAAATATGTATAAGGAAAATAATTTTTTAAAACTTATATATCATATTGATAGCTCTGACGGATACACTGAGATTTGTTCACAAGAGAAAATACCTCACACACAAAACAGATCAATTATAATAGATAATCAACTTAATACAGGTGAGTTTAACCCAATAAAATCAAGAACCAGTCTTATACTCAAGCTACTATTCAAAAAATAGTTTGTATAAGGTATAATGCAATATGCCTTTAACAAATATACAAATAGCACCAGGCTTTAATAAACAAGTAACTGAAACAGGCGCAAAAGGTCAATGGACTGATGGCGATTTTGTTAGGTTTAGATATGGCCTTCCTGAAAAAATTGGTGGTTGGGAACAGATAACAGATAAAACATTGTTAGGAAAAGTAACAGAACAAATGATTTGGGCTGACTTAGATGGTAATAAATATGTAGCATTAGGGACAAACAGAACTTTAATCATTTATTATGAAGGTGCTTTTTATGATATTACTCCACTAGATACTGCAATTACTGGATGTACTTTTACTACGGTTAATACATCAGCTACAGTTACCGTAAATAAAGTAGGACATGGATTATCTGCAGGAGATTTATTTACTTTTACATCTGTAACTCCTCCGGTAGGAGCAGGTTATACAGCAGCAAATTTTACTGACAATTCTTTTGAAGTGGTTACTGCACCAACTATAGACACTTTTACTATTACTATGGCATCTAACGCAGGAACCTCTGTTGCTGCAAGTGGGTCTGCAACAGTTAATCCTTACATTAAACCAGGACCATTAACTCAGAGTTATGGTTATGGTTGGGGAACTTCTTCATGGGGAGGAGCTTCAGGATTAATAAATACCTTAAATGGTTTACTACAAGATGATACAGCAGGTACTGGAGGATCTGGAACCTCAATTACTCTAACCTCCACTGCAGGTTTTCCTACAACTGGAACAATAAAAGTAGGTGCAGAATTTATTTCTTACACTGGGGTATCGAGCAATGATTTAACTGGAATTACTAGAGGAGCAGGTGGCACAAGATCTGCACACGCAAGTGGAGCTAGTGTAGAATATTATACATCATGGGGACAAGCATCTCTTTCTTCTTCAGTAACACTAGATCCAGCAACATGGTCTCTTGATCATTTTGGACAAAAACTAGTTTGCACTATTAAAAATGGTAAAATTTTTAATTGGGATCCTATTACAGTAACTCCTACAGCCTTACAAACAAGAGCTACAGTTATATCAAATGCACCTACAACTTCTGTTATGTCTATTATTTCAGAAAGAGACAGACATTTAATTGTTCTTGGAACTGAAACAACAGTTGGTGATGCATCAACACAAGATAAAATGTTTATAAGATTTTCAGATCAAGAAACATTAAATGATTTTCAACCTACTTCAGTAAATACTGCGGGTACTTTTAGAATTGATTCTGGAGTTAAAATAGTAGGTGCAGCAAAAGCTAAAGATTATATTTTAATTGTAACAGACACTTCTGCATATGTTATGCAGTTTGTTGGTCCTCCTTTTATTTTTTCTATAAGACAGGTTGGAAGTAATTGTGGATTAATTGGTCAACATGCAATCAAGTATATCAATGGTAGAGTTTGGTGGATGGGACAAGCAGGTGGTTTTTTTGTGTACGATGGTACAGTTAAATCTGTTCCATGTTTAGTTGAAGATTTTGTATTTACAAATAACGGAGATAACTTAGGTATTAATTATAATGCAGGTGAAACAGTATATGCTGGTCTTAACCATTTGTATGAAGAGGTAATGTGGTTCTATCCTAAAGCAGGTTCTGATGAACCAGATAGAGTAGTGACTTACAATTATGGTGAGAACACTTGGGCAACAGGTTCTTTAGCTAGAACTTCTTGGCATGATTCAACTCTTTTTGATAATCCTTATGCTTCTGAATATGCTCCTACAGGATTACCTACTTTCCCTGTTATTCAAGGTGTAACAAATGCAAATGGTTCATCGACATATTACGCACACGAAATTGGAAACAATGAAGTAGACTCTGCAGGTAATAAAACAGTTATACCTGCTTTTATACAATCTGGAGATTTTGATTTAAGTGAGGGTGATGTATTTATTAGTATGAGAAGATTTATACCTGATTTTAAATTACTTACAGGCAATGCACAGATTACTATTAACCTTAGAAACTATTCTAATGATACCTCTGCATCCTCTCCTTTAGGACCTTTTACAGTTACGACTTCCACAGACAAAGTAGATACAAGAGCTAGAGGGCGATCAGCTAGTCTAAAGATAGCTAATACAGCTACTGATGAAAGCTGGAGATATGGTACCTTTAGAGCAGATATACAACCTGATGGACGTAGATAATGGCTAAAGTAGATATATTAATACCAGAACCCACACCCGATTATACTGAAGAAAACCAAAGACAGGTAACTCAGTCTTTACGAACGATGCAAGATAAGTTAAACACTTCTTATCAACAAGAAATAAAAAATGAACAAGATACTTTTACTTGGTTTATATCATGACAATTAGATACAAAAGCGATACATTTTATTTAGATACAACTAATATTACAACTGTTTTGACTTGTCCTGCAGATGCAACAATACTTGTTAAAAATATTGAAGCAGTTCACAATACAGCAAGTAACGTTGATACTGATTTACTTATTAGAAAATCTGGTGCAGGTGCAGATGTACAAGTTGCACATAAACAAATGAATAAAGAAACTTTTAATTTTGCACTAGAGACTATAAATTTAGAAGCAAATGATATTTTAAAAATGCAAGCAGATACTGCTAATGAAATTACAGGATTAGTAAGTTATGCTTTAATAGATAGATCTCAAGAGAATGGCTAGAAAATTTAAAGATTTTGTTGAAAGGGATAAGCCTAGAAAAAGGCCACGGAGACATTGTAAGAATCCCAACAAAAAAAAGAAGTTGCAAAATAATAAAAAATATAATAGACAAGGAAGGAGAAAAAAATGAGTGAACCAATTAAAATACCCGCAACAGCGACCGAAATTGTCAAACATAAAAGAACAGGAAAAGTATATGCTGATAAAGCTGAGTTTGATGCTGATGTTGCTGACCCCAACACTGACACTACTGTGGATGATTTTAGGCAAGACCTTGAAATCAAAGTTACTAAGGTTTCTATGGGTGCGCAAACCAAAAAATAATGAAACCTAGAGGGGCCACTGAGCTACAAATGGAAATGCTTCAAAAGCATGTTTCCAAAGAACTACTAGATCAAGTACAGATATGCACATCTATACCTGGTAAAGTCCCAATAGACCCAAATAAATTAAATATTCTTTGGCAAAAAAATTCATATGATCAACCTAATCTACAAGAGTTCTTTACTAATAAAGAAAGACATAAAGAATATGATTGGTATGTATTTAACAGTCATTGGAATTATGAAAAATTTAGAATGGTGTTTGATATACCAACTGAAAAATCTATAGTAATTAAAAATGGTATTGATAATTTTCCAATTAGAAAGATATACAAAAGGGGAGATCCTATTAAGTTAATACACCATTGTACTCCTTGGAGAGGTTTAAATGTTTTATTACGTGCTATGCAAGAAATTGAAAATCCAAATATAAAACTGGATGTATATAGTTCTTGTAAGGTTTATGGCTCTGAGTTTGCAAAGAATACTGACAAAGACTTTGAAGCGTTGTACGAACAAGCTAAAAAATTACCTAATGTAAATTACATTGGTTATAAACCTAATGAATATATTACAGAAGTAATGCCTAATTATGATATGTTTGTTTACCCATCTATATTTGAAGAAACATCATGTGCATCTGCTTTAGAGGCTTTAGCTTCTGGTGTTCATGTAATTACTAATAATTTTGGAGCTTTGTATGAAACATGTGCAGAGTGGCCAGTATACGTTAACTATTCAAAAAACTACGAACAAATGGCACAGGACACTGCGGGAGCAATTAATATAGCTGCTAATTATTTACATGAAGATTATATACAAGAACATTTAGAAGAACAACAAAAGTTTTATAAAAGATTTTACAATTGGCAAAAAAAAGGTATAGAGTGGACAAACTTTTTGAAAGGAGCTTTAAATGAAAGAAACAGTAAATGAGGATACTTATCAAACTTTAAAAGAAGTTGAGGTAACATCATATGAAAAAGCTTCTACTCCTATGTGGAAACCGGCCACCGAAAAGAAAGAAAAAAAAATAGTTAAATCACCTTACAGCATTATGATTTGTACCCCTTGTCATAGTGAGGTAACTATGCATTACACACAAGCTCTTTTAGAATTACAACAACTTTGTATAAAAAAAGGAATAAGGATTACTTTTACTTTGTTAAAATCTTCTTTAGTAACTCAAGGAAGAAATTTATGTACTTCAGCTTTTTTAGAATCTAGTTGTACACATATGGTTTTTATAGATTCAGATATCTATTTTAGAGCAGAGTCTATTATTAAAATGCTAGATTTAGATAAAGAATTAATATCTATTCCATATCCTCTTAAAACAATGATGTGGGATAAACTTTATAAAAAATGGAGTGAAGGTGAAGTAAAAAACCCTAGGGATATTCATAGATTCTTAAATACTTATCCAATGAAAGTACAAGACGTTAATAACATAACTTTAGATAGTGGTGTTATGGAAGTTACACACAGTCCTACAGGATGTATGATGATTAAAAGAAGTGTATTTGACAAAATGATAGACAAGTATCCAGATAAAAACATAGTACAAAAGACAATAATAAATGGTGAGTATGTAGATAGACCTAATTTATGGAACTTTTTTGATTGTATACATGACCCTGATACTAAGACTTATATGGGTGAAGACTTTTCCTTCTGTAAGCTTTGGAAGGACATTGGGGGGAAATGTTATGCTTATGTTAATGACCCTATTATACATGTTGGAGAACACCAATATGAAGGTCGTTTTCTTGATGAGTTGAAACTAGCCAAGTAAAATGATATTATTATCCATATTTAAAAGAATAAATTATGGATCCATTTACACTAGCACTAGCCACTTTTGGCGTACAAAAACTTCGAGGAAAATCAACTAAAAGATCTTTAAGAGATGCTTTAATGATTGGTGGAGCTGGCCAATTAGGTGGTATGGCAGGTGTTGGTGGGTTACAAGCATTTGGATCAGCTCCTGGAGCTATTCAAGGTATAGGACAAACTGCAGTGGGTAGAGGAGTAACAAGTTTATTTCCACAATTTGCAGGACAAAACGCAGCAACAAATGCAGCACAAATTGCAAGTGCTGGAGGAGATCCTGGAAATGCAATGGGTATGGTTGGTGATGGAGGAAGTTTTTTCTCTCAGCTTATTCCTAAAACTACTGGAGGTAAAATTGCACTAGGTTCAGCAATTCTTCCTTTTCTAGATTCAGGTGAAGAAATGACAAATGAAAAACCAGGTTATAATAAAAATTTACAAAAACTTTACGAAAGTGGTTACGCAGGTGGACCTACAGGTTTCATGAGAAGAAAATATAATGAAGATGGAACATACACGGACACTCCACTAGAAGATAAAGATACTTATCAATCAGTAGAAGCAATATTAGACGAAGAGCAACAACCTGAAGGACTAAGAGAAGGTGGTATTGCCAACGTTGCAAAATTTAATACAGGTGGACAAGCACTACCTTCTAAATTTAGTCATGATGAAAAAGATTACAATAACTACGTAAGAGCTCATGGTTTTGTTGAAGACGGAGCAGGTATGGGTAATGATAACGAAGATACAATGTTAGCTCAATTAGCTGATGGTGAATTTGTTTCTAGATCTGCTGCTGTAAGAGGAGCTGGTATTATTGCCGGGGCAAGTATTTCAGACAAAGAAGACCAAAGAAAAAAAGGTGCTGAGTTTTTTTACGAACAACAAAAACGTTTTAAAAGAATTATGGATATTTTAGATGCAAGTAGAAAAGACAATTAAATCTAATGTAGAAGTACTTACTATTAAGCCATCAGAGGTAGACACTTTTTGGCCTTTAGTAGAGTTTCTTATTGCAGAAGCATTAAAGTTTAGTGGTCAATACGCTGATGCTAAACATATTAAAAAACTATTAAAACAAAACGTAATGCATTTATGGGTTATGTTTGGAACAGACGATGATGGAGAAAACAAAGTATTTGGTTGTTGCACTAGTAGATTTTTTGACAATCCTAATTTTAAAGAACTACAAGGATTAATATGTACAGGTAAAAAAATGCATTTATGGTCTGACAAATTAGTAGAGACATTAGAAGAATTTGCTAAAGTAAATAATTGTAAAAGAGTAACAGCACTAATGAGACCTGGATATAAAAAAGTTATGAATAAATATGATTGGAAAATTAAACATTACGAATTTCAAAAGGAGTTAAGTAAATGAGTATATTTGGCGGAGGTGGAGGTGGTTCATCAGGACCCTCAACTACTACACAATACATAAGGGAAGCACCAGGTATAGAAGAAAGAAAACTTGGTTTAATGGATGTAGCAGCAAGTCTTGCTAAAAAACCAACTAATATTCCTACTATGCAAGTAGCAGGTTTAGGTAATCTAGAACAACAAGGTATAACAGCATCTGGAGTTACAGGTGTTGGTCAACCAACTGTTGGCTCTGCAGTATCTGGAGTACAAGGAGCAATGGCTCCGATAGGTGCTCAACAAATTAGTCAATATTTAAATCCTTATCAATCATATGTAACTGATGAAATTGCTAGACAAGGACAAATGATGCAAAATCAATTAGGAGCTCAAGCAGTTAATGCAGGAGCTTTTGGTGGTGGTAGAGAAGGAGTACAACAAGCAGAACTTCAAGGAAGAACTTTATCTGAAATGGGCAGAGCACAAGCACAAGGTTTTCAAACTGCATTAGGTGCAGCTCAACAACAGCAACAAGTAGGATTACAAGGTGGTCAATTATTAGGTCAGCTAGGTGCACAACAACAACAAATGGCTCAAGGTGACATTAATCAGTTAATGGCTGCAGGTGGCTTACAAAGACAGTTAGCACAACAAGCATTGGATGCACAAAGACAAACAGCATTACAAAGAGAGTACGAACCGTACCAAAGAGCTGAGTTCTTAAAAAATATTTACGCTGCAGGACCTACATCTCAGTCTTCATTAACACAGACCACAACACCAGGTGGTGGAAATCCTTTAGCACAAGCTGCAGGAGCTGGACTTGGAGCTTATGCCACATACTCACTATTAAATAAAAATCAAGCACCAGCTAAGGTTTAAGTCTAATGGATAAAACATTAAACAGACCTCTATTTAAAAAAAGAGCACAACAGATTCATCAACAAGTGAATCCTAAACAAGTACCTAAATTTTTTCTTGGTGGAATAATGCAAGCAGGTAATATGATTAGAGCAGGTGCTGCTCCGGTCTATAGATATCTTGCTCCTAAAGTTTCTTCATTTATGAATAAACCTGCAACACAAACAGGTATAGTTGGTTTAGAAGGTTATGGTATAGGTGTTGGATCTCGAGATATGGCAGAAGGTGTTGCTGAAGGAGATACAGGTAAATTTTTACAAGGTGCTGCTTTAGCTGTGCCTGGTGCTGCTTTCTTACCATCATCTGCAAAACGATCTGGTATACAAGCTTTAAGAGAAACAGGAGAATATTTATCTCCTAGAATGACAGGAGCTGCACAAGCTTTAGTTAGAAATCCTGGAAAGACTGCGATAGGTTCTATTGGTACAGGTGTTACAGGAGCTTACATATCTCCAGATGCTATTGCTCAAGCAAAACCTGCGGAAATGTCTAATGAAGATTACGCAAAAGATATTCAAGAAAGATTAATATACAAAGAGAAGCCTGAATATAAACCTGATCCTAAAAAGAAAGTTACAGAAAATTTAAAAGAGTATAAAGAAAGTACAAAAGATTTTAAACCATATGCTGTTGGTATTGAAAACCCACTAACAGAAGGTGAGAAAGCATTAGATGCACAGTTAAAAACTGTAGCTAAGGTAAGAGAAGTTGCAAATAAATTAGGTGTAAATCCTATTGAAGCAACTGATGAACAATTAAAACAAATATCTATTGAGTCTAATATAGATCTAAGCACTTTAAAAAGTATGGTTGGACAAAAAGATGAAGGAGCAGTAATTGCAGATAACATGCCAGCACCTAATAATGATGGTGTTCCTGTAATAACAGGAAATGAAGGAGCAGCAGAAACACAATACTTAGTAGATAAAAGAAAAAGAGATGTTGCGGCAGGTAATGAAATAGCAGGCACAGATGCTTTGTCAGGTCAATTTTTAGAATTTAAAAATCAAATAAACAAAATGACTGGTTCAGATAATTCTAATTTAAATAATTTATTGATGATGAGAGCAGCAGGTCAAATGTTATCAGGTAAGTCTCCTGAAAAAGGGGTTAGAGGATTCTTAGATATTACAGGTCAGACTTTAGCTTCTAGTGCTGACGCTATGATTGGTCTTAAATTAAAACAACAAGATTCAGATATGAAGTTAGCTACAGCTTTCTTAAAAATGAAATCAGATAAAGCTAAAGGTGCCGGAATGTTAACGGGCGGAGATAAAACAGTTAGAGTATCTGACCCAAGTGTACCAGGTGGTTTTAGAAACGTTAGAGTGTCTTTAGGTAAGGATAATAAATTTTATGAAAGAATTATGAATCCTGATGGTTCACAAGGTTTTGTACAAGCAAATTTTACTGGAACTGATGTAAAAAGAAATGATGAGAAACTTAACAAAGCTCTTATGGGATTAGAAGATAATAGACGTGGTGGTAAAATGGTTGAGTTTGTAATTAAAAACGCAGGAGAAGGTGGAACTAAAGCTGCTTTAGGACTATTAACTGAAGATGCTTTTGGTACATTAGACTTTTTTGCAGGTGGTAATGTAGGCGCAGACAGTTCTGTTATTGATGATCAAATTAGAGCAGAGATGGCACAGACCACAGGAAGAGAAGGTTTTGATATAAGCGGAGGTAAAGTAAATATTTTTGCAAAAGAATCTGATAATATGACTAAAAGATTTAATTCAGATCTAGAAGATGCTAGAGAAAATGGAGCAGAACGAGTTGAAAAACAATTAAAGAAAGCTGGAATCATTGCTAAAAACTACCGACCAACGGAAGACGAATTAAGAAATTACACTAGACTTGCTTTGATTGAACAACGTATGAAATACATTGTTGCAAACGCAAACAAATCAGAAGATAGATTAACACAAAAAGATATTGACAACGCTGCTAAGCGTACACAGATTATTAAATACATTACTTCACCTAGAACTATTAGATTAAACTATGAACAATTAAGAGAAGAGTTTGCAGAAAAAGCAGGTAGTTATCTAACTCAATACAAATTAAATGGTGGAGACGAACTATTTATTCAAGAAAACTTTATGGATATCCCTGGTGTTGCTTTACAATATAACAGAAAAAATAAAGAATTTATGAAAAGTCAAAAAGTCAACAACCAAGTAAGTAGACAAGATATTTTAAATACAATACCAATTGGAGGTTAATAGTGCCTACTATTAAAGAATTACAAACTGCTATTAACGAAAAAAACTTAGATACTAGAAAGTTAAACACAGAACAGATGCAAGCTCTTGATGCTGCTTTTGATAGTGGTGAGCTTACAGGCTACGATAGTATTCAAGATTACGATAGACTAATTAACTTAGGTGCAAAGAGTGTAGCTATTGGTAAAGAACAAAAATTAGAACCATTAAAAACATCAACAGGATTAGAAAGAGGTGATCTTGTATTTGCAGGAGCTGCCTCTATGTCTATGGTTCCTTACTATATGAACAGAGATCAACTAATGAAAGCTTTTGTACAAAGCGGATTTAAAGATCAATACGGTGTAGATATGCGTAATGCAGATATGTTTGGTATGTATCAAAAAAGATTTACAGCATTAAGTGATGCAGTTAAAAAATTACCTAATGTTAGAGGAAGAGCAGGATTACCTGTAAGAATGTTAGGAAGTTTAGCGGGTATGGCAGATAACACAATAGATTTTTTTAAAAAATTAAAAAAGTTTGGAGCAACACCAGCATTAGCTACTGAATCACAATCAATATTAATGGCTGCAGGGGGAGCAGGTGCAGGTTCTGTTTTATATGATATAGGTAATCTAGGTTCTGATTACGTAGGAGCTACTTCTCAAGATTTAGCTAACCTTACTGATAATGATATTAGAAAACTACCTTTTGCACAAAGAGCTTTATATAATGGATTAAATGAAACATATAATGATCTGCTTTGGGCAGGTGGTGCTATGTCTTTAATACCTTTGGTTAGATTTGCAGGAAGAGAAGGATTAAAACAATCATTAGGATTAAACTCAGATCAATCAAAAGCCATTGCACAATCGTTTGAGAGAATGGGAGAAAAACCTACTGTTGCAGCTTTAATACCAGGACAAAATGCTTTTCAAAACTTTTTTAAAAAATTCTTTACTACTATTGGTGTATACCCACTTGTCAGTGGTCCTTTAGTTAAGTTTAACACAGAGTTTAATCAAAGATTATCTCAAGAAGAGTTTTTAAATACTGCAGATAATTTAAATATGGCGCCTGGAAGCAATCAAAGTATTATGAACTATGCAGGTATTAATGAAATTAAAAAAGAATGGAAAAATGTTTGGAAAACAGTAGACACTGAATATGGTAAAGTTAGAAAACATTGGGAAGAAATAGGTAACCCTAAAATGATTCCAACAGCAACTATCAAACAAGAAACAGAAAGACTAATGACTCAAATGAAAAATGAGTACCCTAGTACTTATTCTTACAGTAGTGCTTTTGATAACATGCAGAAAGGTGCAAGAGATCTAACACCTGCTGATGATCCTTTAGTACAGTATATACAATTCCTTAATGATATAACAAGAAATAGTAATTATATTAGAATGAGTGATTGGTCTGGTTTGTCTAGAATGCAAACTGCAGCATACACAGGAACTAAATTTAAAAATGTTAAACCTCAAATATTAGTTATTAGAAATGCTATGGAAAAAGATCTAAACAGTATGGGGGAAGCAACTGTTAGAACTAATTTAAAAGATAAAATATTTGCGGATGAATATAAAAATATACTAGACAGTGAAGGACCACAAGCAGCAGAAGCGTTTATTGATAAACAAATTAGAGTAGCTAATTCTGGTTTTAATCAATTAAAAGAAGCAAATGCTTACTACTCATTGGTTCTTAGACCTTTTAGTACAAACAAAGTAGCCAGACAATTATCTGCGGTAGATGCAAAAATATTTGCAGACAAAGGCATTGAAATGCAAGGTAATGCGGGTATATACCCTGATCAAGTATTCGATAAAGTTATTAGAAGAGTATTAGATTCAGATAGTCCTGACGCTATTAGACAATTAAAACAAGTATTAGGAGTAACTAAATCTAGTTATGAAGTATTAGGTAAAGATGGCCAAGTTAAAAGAACTATACAGATACCTAAAAGTAAAGAGTCTCAAGAAATATACGATAGATATGTAAGAACTTTTTTCTGGGATTCTTGGAATGAAGCAATGACTAATCCTCTTAGAGATCATAGATCTTTATCTGCACAAGCGATAGCTGCTCAGGCGGTTAAAAAAGGTTTTGTTAATAAAAGATTGTTTGCTCTTGATGATGTGACTGAACAAAGAGTTAGAGCTAAAACAAAATTAAATGAAACAATAGATGTTACTGAAGTAGATGGAAGAGTATTTACTCAAGGAGATGGTATAGCTAATTTAAATGATGGTGTAATTAGAAATCATGACTTTGGAGAATTTGATACAAATCAATTTGTAAAAAATTTAGGATTAGATAAACCTCAAGGTAAAGATAAAATAAGAGAAATGTTTGGTGGTGGAGCTCAAGGAGAAAAAGCATTAAAAAGAATTGAAGATATCATAATAATGAAAAGAGCTTTAGATTTAGTAGAATATACAGATCCTTCTAAATTCGTACAAAGATCTATTACACTAAGAGCTGGTTCTTCTGGTGGTATTATGGCAGGAGCAACAAGTGCTGCATTTGGTTTTGGTAATACAATAAAATTAATTTTAGGAAGTAGATTACTTGGTAGTGTATTAACAAGTCCTAAAGTAGCTGAAAACTTAATGGATATGAATAAGACTATGAGATTTATGTCTGATGATCCTAACGTATATAAATTATCTCCACAGTTAGTTCCTAGAACATCTAGAACATTTGCTAGATTTATTAATAGTTTAATGGAAGCAGAAGGTGATGACTTTAGAGTAGATCCTGATAATATTGATTTTGAAGAAGTAAGAGAAAAACTACAAAGTTTAGATCCTAATATACCTTTAACAGTGAGCTATGATTTTGGTTCTATGCCTAAATTTACTAGAGACAGAATATACCCTGAATTTGAAATGATGAAAAAACTACCTGCATCAGCACAAAGAGCAGGTAACGAATTTTTACAAGGAGCTAATTTAATGGCATTGCAAGAACAAAAGTTTGAAGAGATGGCTGAAGGTAAAGAAATGTTACCGCAAAGCACACAACCACAAAACATGGGTGTGCCTCCTACAAATACTCAACCACAAGCGATGACACCACCACCGCCACAGAACACCCAGATGCAGACAGCACAACAATATGCATCATTATTTCCACAAGACACATTGGGTCAAGCTGTTGCAACTAGACAGTTTAGCGAAGGTGGTTTTGTTGAGGATATATACAACCAGGTAGACGAGGTTCTAAATGGCTAGAAAATTAACACCTTCAGAGAAATACCAACAATTAAAAAAGCATACGGAAGATGCAGGAATGGTAGTGAAAGAAAAAGATGGTAAAATAATTGTAAAAAGAAAGAAAAAGAAAAATGCCTAAAGCTAAATCAGCATTAGAAAAAATTGAATATCATGAAAAGATCTGCAGAATTATGCAGAAACAAACATTTGATAAAATAGAGAAAATGGAAGCTAGAATACTTAGAATAGAAAAATGGATTATTGGTGGACTAGGAGCTATTCTTTTAGCTGTACTTTCTCAGCATTTTTAGTAAACATATTACATGAAATTTATAGAAAATGACAATACTTTTTCATTAACCGAATTTGAATTAATACAAAAATATCCTTATAAAAAATACTCAAGAGCAGCAGATCCTGAAACAGGTAAACGTATGTACTCTGTAGATGGTAAAAAATTACCTAGTGTAACAACTATATTAGGAGCTACTAAAGACCAAGAATCGATAGATGCTTTGGCCAGGTGGAGAGAAAAAGTTGGTGAAGAAGGTGCAGAAAGAATAAAGAATGAAGCCTCTGCTATGGGAACTGAAATGCATTTAGTTATAGAAAAATATATTGAAGGAGAAGGTTATCTAAACCTTACAGAAAAAGGTAATCGTGCAAGAAAAATGGCGCACACTATATTAAAAAACTTAGATCCATTATCACAAGTTTGGGGTAATGAAATAAGTTTAGCCTATCCAGAAAAATATGCGGGAGCTACAGACTGCGTGGGGGTCATGAATGATAAGCCCACTATCTTTGATTGGAAACAAACTAATAAACCCAAGAGGAGAGAGTGGAGCGCAGTCCAAGATTACTTTACACAGTTAGGTGCTTATAGTTTAGCACATGAATCTATGTATGGAGAAATAGAACAGGCTAAGATATGTATGTGTTCTAGAGATTTTAATTATCAAGAATTTACTATTGAAGGCCAAGAACTAAAAGACTACCAAGGTAAATGGTGGGAAAGATATGATAAGTATTTAGAAACTATAAAATAGTTTTTATGTTTTTTCTTGAAGATAAAAATTTTTTAAATGATGCTCAAAAAAAATATATAGATGAGTTATTGTTATATGAAAACATGTCTTTTAAGTTAGCAACTCAAGCTGCAGAAGTTGGAGATAACGGGTTTCATTTTATTAATCATATACTAAAACTTGAAGAAAAAGAAAAAAATACTTTAAAACAACATGAAAAATTAATTGATATCTTTAGATTTTTTTTACAAAAAAATAAAATTAAATTAAATACTCTTTTTAGAGTTGCTATTAATATAACTTTTAATAACGGATTTGTTTATAAATGTCCTATGCATACTGACCATGATTTTGAACACAGACAAGTTATACTTTATTTAAATGATGCTGTTGGAGATACAATTATTTGTAATAAAAATAAGGAACCAGTTATAATATCAAAACCAGAAAAGTATAAAGCTATTGTTTTTAATAAACAACCTCACTATCATTACTTTCCTAATTATGGTTTACGAGCTATAGCTGTATTTACATTTAATTAAGCCATTCTTTAAACTCATCACCTAAAGTTTTAATAGCTAATTTATTTTTATTAGATAAAGAAGAAATAATTCTTTCATCAATTGTACCTTTACATATTAAATCTGTGTATAACACTCTGTGTTTTAATCCTGATCTATGTGCTCTATCTTCTGATTGTCTTCTATGTTCAAAGTTAAAACTATTAGAGAAATAAATAATATTCTTAGCCTCTGTAAGAGTAAGACCAAAACCACCTGTTGCAGGATTACCTACAAAGAATCTACAAGTATCATCTTCTTGAAACTTCTTTACTGCTTCAGCACGTTTAAGAGTATCTACAGCTCCATAGTTAGATACAACAGAATACGCTCCATATTTTTCCTGTAAAAATTTTATTATAGATTCTATATTATATATGTAGTTGGCCCATATAATTACCTTACCTTCTGATTCTTCTATAATATCTGATAGTGCATGTAGTTTAGGATTCTTAAACTCTTTAAGTTCTCCATCATTTGTTTTGACAAAACCATTACAGACCTGGTGTAATTTTATTATCTCAGTTAATTTATTATTATATGACACAGCTTCATCTTCTATAATAGCTATTGCAGCTATTCTTAATCTTTCATAAAAATCTTTCTGTTCATCATTCATATCTATATATCTTTTAGAGTATAGTTTAGGTGGTAGATCTAGACATTCATCTTTAGTTACTCTGTAAGAGAACTTACTTAATTTATCTTCTAGTTCATCAAGATGCACATAGTATTTAGGTATCTCTGTGTATTTACCATTACCAAGATCTAATCTGTGAGTTACACAATATCTGTTTCTAAAAGTAAAATAAGAAGAAAATCCTAGATGTGTACCATCTAAAAAATTACATTGTGTATATAAATCTAACGGTGATTTAGTTACTGGTGAACCTGTAAGTATTCTTTTGTATTTAGAATAATCAGATAATTTTAAAACGTTTCTAGTACGAATAGCTTTGTGGTTTTTAATTGTAGTAGACTCATCTATAATAGTAAGGTTTTCTTTGTGGTTGTATAAAAATTCTGTTGCACCTTTTATACCTCTACTAGTAGAAAGTGCTTCTATATTCATACAAAATATTTTTAATTTACCTTTAGGATCTAATGATTTTTTTAATTGTTTAGGTTTATCTATGTTCCAAGAGTATATTTCATAGTCAACATCTGGAGACATATGTTTATTTATTTCATCAAAAGCCCATACAGTATATACTGATTTTGGTGCTAGTATTAATACTCCGGTAATATTTTTATTAATTCTTAAAAGGCCTATATTATCTACAGCAACTTTTGTTTTGCCCGTACCCATTTCCATAAAAAAAGCGTATGTGGGTTTATCCCATGCTTTAATAAGGCAAGTTTTCTGGTGTTCGTATGGTTGTGTTTTAAAGTTAAACAAGTTCAACATAATGATTGACATACTATTTCATTTAAGTATAAAGTCAACTTATTAAAAAGGAGGTCATATTTATGAACCTAGAACAACTAACAAAGATAAATATAAAAACTAACGAAGTAACAGAAATATCAGAGGCTTGTAAAAAGCTAACTTCCCAAAATAAAACAGTCGAAGAAACAAAAGATCTTCTTAAAGAACAAGAAGAAGAAGCTAGACGTTTATCTGAAGAAGTGATACCTACTCTAATGCAACAAGCAGGAGTCTCATCAATAACACTTGATGATGGTACTTCGGTTCAAGTTTCACCTTACTACTATGCGAAGATCCCAGAGGCAAATAAAGACGAAGCCTTCCGATGGTTGCGTGAGAACAACCACGGGGATTTGATAAAAAATAATTTATCAGTTTCGTTTGGTAAGGGGGAAGATGCTGATGCAGTGAAATTAAAAGAATCACTGGAGAAGCAAGGTCTTGTCGTAGACCAAAAACAGGACGTTCATTGGCAAACTCTTCGAGGATTTGTAAAAGAGCAAATCGAGAAGAATAAAACTATACCATCTGAAACTTTTGGATTGTATATTGCTAACCGAACTAAAATAAAAACTAACACGTAACAACTAAGAGGTAAAAAATGGCACCAGAAAAAGCCAACGCAGTTGCAACAAAGGCAACAGCACAAGCACCTATGGTTTCTAATATGGAACAATTCGCAGGTGCAGGAGCGGAAAACATCACATCTAAAGATGTGTCACTTCCGTTCTTGAAAATACTTACTAATAATTCTCCTCACGTCACTCAAGGTGATGCGAAGTTTATTAGTGAGGCAAGACCAGGTATGGTTATAAACTCTGTTTTAAATAAGCTCTATGATGGGCAAACAGGATTTAAAGCTGTCCCTTGTTTCTTTAAATTCGAATATGTTGAATGGGCTGATAGGGGCACACAGAATTCTGTTGCACCTGTTAATTCATATCCTGCTGATTCGGATATAATGACTAAAACAACCAGGGGTGAAGATCGTAAAGATAGATTACCAAATGGTAATTATATCGAGCCAACTCACTATCATTATGTTTTAATGGTAGACGAGAATGATCAACCAACCGATACTGCTGTCATAGTTATGAAAGCTACTCAGGCTAAAAAGTCTAAAAAGTGGAATTCTATGATGCTTTCTCAAAGAAGGAAAGGTAGTAAAGGTATGTTCCAACCACCTACATGGTCTCAGATTTATACTCTAAGAACTGTGTTAGAAAAGAACTCTTTAGGTTCTTGGTTTGGATGGGAAGTTGACCATAACAAAGACATTCCTAATGATACACTAATGAATGCTGCTATGGCATTTTATGATACGTGTAAAAAAGGAAATGCCAAGGTTAATCTTACCGAGGAACAACAAGCACAAACTGGCACAGCACCATTTTAATGAGTTCACTAGATTTTTTTAGTAAACTTTTTGGTGGCTTAACGTCAGCATATGGTACTTACGAGCTCTCCGGAGCTCGTAGGTCTGATGGTAAAGCTGAAGGTAGAGCATTAACAAAAAAAGCAGATGTTACTTTAGAATTATTTGCTAAACATCTTAAAGGAGAATTGTCTTTAGGTATTGTACCTATTATGAAAGACAACAACTGTAAGTGGGGTTGTATAGATGTTGATGAGTATGACGGATTTAATCCACTTAACGTAATAAAAAAAATTAGAGATTTAAAATTACCACTGTTTCCTTATAGATCTAAGTCTGGAGGATTACATATATTTTTACATATCAATGGTGTGATACCAGCAACTGATATGATTGATAAACTTACTAAGTTAGCTAGTAGATTAGGCTTAGCTGATTGTGAAATATTTCCTAAACAAAGAACTATAAATGTTGAGTTAGGCACGATAGGTAATTGGTTAAACTTACCTTATCAGAATGCTCACTTGACTACACGTCATGCAATAGACGACACCGGCCAATCGATACCTATAGAGAAATTAGAAGAAGCAGTGCAACCTTTTTTGGTTACACCCGAAGATTTTTACAAAATACAATTAGATGAATTAAATGACGAAGACAAAGAGTTTGTTGATTACCCACCATGCGTACAGAATTTTGTTAAGAATGCAGTTAAGCCAGGCGATGGTAGAAACGAAGCATTGTTTAATGTTGGTGTTTGTATGCTCAAAAAACACGGTAAAGATGGTGCGTGGGAAGATGAGTTAGGTGAAGTAAATAAGTCTTGGGGTGATGATAAAATAGATCCAAAAGAATTAAAGATAACTGTTATTAAAAGTTTAAGTGGAGACAAAGATTATAACTACAAATGCAGTTCTCCTATTGCTAAAAAATATTGTGATCAAGCTGCATGTGTAAAAAGAAAACTTGGTATTGGTAAAAAAGATTACAACTTTCATGTAGATTCTTTTCAAAAGATAAGCACTAAGCCACCTAAATATATTTTAACTATAGATAAGAAACCTGTAAGATTAACAGGACAACAACTTTGTCAGCAACAACTATTAAAAACAGAATTATTTGATTGTGATATTGTATGGAAAACTATGAAGTCAGAAGAGTTTGGTTTATGGTTAAACTATCTTAAATCTATTCAAACTGCTGTAGAAGGATATGACTTTACTGATGATGACAAAGACGAATTTGATTATCTATTTAGAAACTTTATAGATGATAGTCAACTTGCTGATGATATCACACAAACACAAACTGATTATGTTTTTGAAGAAGAAGGTTATTTATTTTTTAGAGCAGAGTTATTTAAAAAGTTTTTAAAAAAAGATGGTAACAACTTAAAACCTTTTGAAGTAAAAGAATTATTAATTGACAATGGAGCGGAGTACATAAGACAACATAAAGAATACAAAGGTCGATTGTGGAAGATACCTAAACGAATAAAGATTGATGTTAAAGAACGTAACGTCAGTTTCAACCAACAGAGTGCACCTTTTGACCCAGATTCACAATAAAACATTTAAGATATTTGGTCCTCCAGGCACAGGAAAGACCACTAGATTAATTAAGATAGTAGAAAAACATTTAAGGTTAGGTGTGCAACCACATGAAATGGTTTATGTATCATTTACAAATAAAGCTATTGATGAAGCAGTAGATAGAGTTCTTAAAAAATTTAAACAATACGATGAAGATGATTTTAACAATTTTAGAACTATTCATTCTTTCTGTAAAAAAGAATTATCTTCACTGCCTGTATTAGATCCTAGAGTAGATATGTTGAAGTTTCATACTGATTGGGGAACTATAAGTGCTAATTTTACAGAAGACGATGCTAATCACAAAGTGTTTAATAACTGGTCATTAAGAGTATATGACAAAGCTAGAAACATGTTGGTAGATCCTATTTCATTGTATAAGGCAGAGCCAATTAAGAAAGTAAGGTTACAACAGTTTACAGATATAATAAGAAACTACATAAAATTTAAAAAAGATAATAAAATGGATTTTACTGATATGGTAGAGAAGTATGTAAAAGAAGTTAATCCACCATCTTATAAAGTGTTTATAGTAGATGAAGCTCAAGATTTGACACCATTACAATGGCAGTTTGTAGATAAGGTTGCAGCTCAAGCTAATAGAATTTATTTAGCTGGAGATGATGACCAGGCTATATATGAATGGAATGGTGCTAGAGTTAGAAGTTTTTTAGACTTTGCAGGTAAGGTATTTATACTAAATAAATCATACAGATTAAATGAAACTATACTTAATTTCTCTAAAGAAATACTTAAATTTATACCTGAGAGACAACACAAAGAATTTACCTCAACTAATAAGTCAGAAGGTTTTATTAAGACCTACAGTAGATTTAACGAAGTTCCTTTTGATTCTTTAGAAGGAACTTGGTTTGTATTAGGCAGAGTTGGAGATAATGTCAATGAATTAAAGGAGTATGCTAGACAAAAAGGTTTATATTTCCAAGACATGCGAGGAAATAAATCGTTTAATATAAACAAATGGAATGCCATAAACCATTGGTTAACCTTACAAAAAGGAGAAACAATAACCAAAGAACAGGTAGGTGTTTTGTATGATTTTATTGACGAAATTAAAAAAGGATGGAGAAAAATTGACAACAAAGCTTGGTCAGATATTCATCCTAATCAACCTTTAGATCTAGAATTCTTAAAAAAGAATTGTGGGTTAGAGACTAACGAGAGTGATTGGTGGAAAGTCTTAAACAGAAAATTTACTGTGCGAGACTTGGATTATTTTGAAAGTATGTTAAAAAGAAACATTCAATTTAATGAAAAAGCAAAAATAATAATCGACACAATCCACTCAGTAAAAGGTGGGGAGGCAGACAACGTACTAATATATGAAAAAGCTAATTGGCCATCTAATTTTTCAACCAAAAACCTCAAAGACAAGATGGCTGAAGCGAGGGTGTGGTATACTGGTATTACACGGTCTAAGACATCCTTACATATACTCTCTACTAACCATACATATTTTTTTCCTTTGGGGCGTCTTGCATCTAATTTCAACCGGAGAACTATGAATTTATGAAGGTTCTTAGTAACAATCATATAATTACAGATATTAATGGTATAAAAGTTGTAGATAATTTTTTTACAGACGATTGTTTAAAAGCTTTAAGATATCGTGTTTTGTTTGGTAAACACTTTGAGGATAAATATTCAGGATATCTTTCAATTAATTACAAAGCAAATCAAGATTATTTAACAGATCTAATTGTAAAAGAAATAAAAAACAAATTTGATCTTCCAGAATTTATAAGAGGTTGGAGTTTTCTTTATTTAAAAAATACAGCTGGTGTACCTCTACACTGTGATCCATCTATAGTAAATTTAAATGCTTGGGTTTCGTCAGACGAAAGTGTGTTAGATGCTGACAAAAATGGATTACATATTTATAAAATTTTACCTCCTAAACATTGGAGCAGATTAGATTGGAATGAAAATGAAGATAAATGTCTTGAATATATTACAGAACAAAAAGTTGAACCTGTAAAAATTAAATATAAAAGTAATAGGGTAGTTTTTTTTAATGGAGCTTTTTTTCATAAAACAAATGATGTTTCTATGAAAGAAGGTTTTGAAAACAAGAGAGTAAGTTATACATTACTTTTTGGTAATAATTTAGAATAAACAATGGAGTGTAAATGAGTAGCAAAGATATATTTGACGAAGCTTTTCCAGATGGAAAGCAAGTAGGCGGGAATCATTATAAAAAATTTATTATTCAACCATGGACTTTTATTAGAAAAAATGGCTTGAATCCTTTTCAAGCAAATGTAATAAAGTATGTCTGTAGATACTTAACTAAGGGTAAAACAATTGAAGATCTAAATAAAATAAAACATTATTGTGATCTAGAAATACAACACTTAAAAGATGAAAAAAAAAATTAAATGCGAACACGGTAAGTGTAAAAGAAGTGCTATTGTTGTTGAGAATAAAAAATTTTATTGTGCAGATTGTTATTTGTTTGCAAAAGGAATTAATTTACGTAATGTAAAGGCAATAAATGATACAAATAATAGTCGAAGAATACATTAATGACAACTGAATTAGTATTTAATCAAACAGAATCTGATTGGAAAAGACCAGAAAGCTATCCAGACTTATCTGATAGATCTATTATAGCTGTAGACTTAGAAACTAGAGATCCTAATATTAAAACTAAAGGACCAGGATGGGCTACCAAAGATGGTGAAGTAGTAGGAATAGCTGTAGCTGCAGATGGTTTTAAAGGATACTTTCCTATAGGACATGAAGCTGGTGGTAACATGGATAAAAATATGACTTTGAAGTGGTACAAAGAATTAATGGAGAATGGTGTAGATAAAGTTTGTCATAATGCTTCTTACGATATTGGTTGGACTAAATCTTTAGGTATAAAACCTACAGGTAAAATTTATGATACAATGATAGCTGGTGCATTAATTAACGAAGATAGATTTAGTTATTCTTTAAATGCATTGTCATTTGATTATTTAGGAGAAGTAAAATCAGAGGCACAATTAAAAGAGAAAGCAGAAGAGTGGGGCCTTGATGCTAAAGCAGATATGTGGAGACTACCTGCGGGTTATGTAGGTCCTTATGCAGAACAAGATGCTGAACTTACATTAAAACTTTGGAATAGATTTAAAATAGAAATACAACAACAAAACCTGTCTAACATATTTAGTTTGGAAACTGAACTGCAACCTATTTTAATTGAAATGAGAGAACACGGCATCAAGGTTGATGTTACTAAAGCAGACTCATTAAAGAAAAATTTTATACAAGAAGAAAACAAAAGATTAAAACAAATAAAAGACATGAGTGGCCATGATGTAGAGATATGGGCAGCAGTAAGTGTGGCTAAAGCATTTGATGCATTAAAGATTCCATACGAAAGAACTGCAAAGACTAAAGCTCCAAGCTTTACAACTAATTGGTTACACAACTGTCCTCACCCATTAGCTAAACTTATTAGAGAAACTAGAGAGATGAATAAGTTTCACTCTACATTTATTGATTCTATATTAAGATATGAACATAAAGGTAGAATTCATGCTGAAATTAATCAGTTAAAATCAGACTCTGGAGGCACTGCTACAGGTAGATTATCTATGAGTAATCCTAATTTACAGCAAATTCCTGCTAGAAATAAGGAGTTTGGTAAGCATATTAGGGCACTTTTCTTGCCTGATGAGGGTAAAAAGTGGGGTAGCTTCGATTATAGCCAACAAGAGCCTAGACTGGTGGTACACTATGCATCTAGCGTTGATCAGGGTTTTGAGGGCTCCTATGAGCTTTTAAAGGCCTATGAAAACGATGATGCAGACTTTCACCAAGTTGTAGCAGAAATGGCTGATATACCCAGATCTCAAGCTAAAACCATCAATTTAGGTATGTTTTATGGTATGGGAAAAGCTAAATTATCTGCAGAATTAGGTATAGATATAGAACAGGCTAAAGCTATCTTGAATGCCTACAACGAGAGGGTTCCTTTTGTTAAGATGTTATCTAATAGATGTATGACCACAGCTGATAAAAAAGGATGTGTAGTAACTATTAAAGGAAGACATTGTAGATTTGATAGATGGGAGCCTAAGACTTTTGGTATCCATAAATCTATGACTAGAGAAGAGGCTGAAAGTAAATACGAAAGAGGTTCGATTAAAAGAGCTATGACCTATAAAGCATTAAACAGATTGATACAGGGTTCAGCAGCAGATCAGACTAAACAAGCGATGATTAACTGTTACAACATAGGCCACCGGCCACTGCTACAAATACATGATGAACTTTGTTTTAACATTAGTAAAGATTCCGACATAGAAGAAATAAAAAATCAAATGGAACATTGTCTTGATGATGTGCCACTTAAAGTACCTAGCAAAGTAGATCTTGCTATGGGTATAAACTGGGGTGAAGCTACATAATGGCTTCTAAGCTAGATGATTTAGCATTAGGTAAATGTCCTCATTGCGATACAGTTACTACTTTCATACCTACGAAAAAAGCAACTATTTATATTTGTGATTATTGTGAAAGCAAAGTTAGACAACATGTAAATGGTAAAGTGCATTGGTATAAATTTAGTGAGGTACCTCTAGGTAAATTAGATTAATGAAAGTTTTAATAGCTTGTGAATACTCTGGTATTGTAAGAGAAGCTTTTAAAAAAAAAGGTCATGATGCAGTAAGTTGTGACATAATTCCGACTGAAATAGTAGGAAATCACATACAAGATGATGTTTTAAAACATTTAGATAAACAGTGGGATCTTATGATTGCACACCCACCATGTACTTATTTATCAAACGCAGGAGCTAGGTTTTTATATCCAAAAGGGAAACTAAATGAAGATAGATTAAAATTAGGACTAGAAGGTAAAAAGTTTTTTATGGCATTACATAATGCAAACATAAATAAAATATGTGTTGAAAATCCTATTCCATCAAAAATATTTGAGCTACCAAAATATAGTCAGATCATACAACCATATGAACATGGTCATCCGATACAAAAAAGAACTTGTTTGTGGTTGAAAAATTTACCTAAATTACAAACTACAAATATAGTAGATATACGTCAAAGCACAAAAATACCAGGTAATTGGTTTAATAAAGGTGGTAAAGAAAGACAAAAAAATAGAGCTAGATTCTTTGAAGGTATTGCAAAAGCAATGGCTGATCAGTGGGGATAATTTAATGAAGGCTTTTATCTAATTTAGGTTTTTTTATTTTATTATCTTTTAATTTTAAATCTTCACAAATATCATTAAACAAATGCCACAAACCTATTTCTATTTTTTTTAATTTAGAAAAACCTCCTTTAAACATAGCACTTTTAATAAGTAGGTCTTCAAGAGTTTTAACTTCTTGAACACTTAAAAAAACTTTTATACCTTTAATCTTAACTTTTTTTTGAGACATGAATAGCCTAGGATTTTATACGAAAAATAAAAATATTGCTAGTGTTAGCTAGCTATATCAAGAAGACCTTTTTGTGCGTCTTCAACACTTTGATCATTGATCTTTTTTCTAAGCTCTTTGATCTCTATATCCATCCACTTCATATCAGGAGTTACTCTGCCCTGTGACAGTGCCTGATTCGCCCATTTGGACTCCAACTGAAGTTTCTCCGAGATTAACTTTTGTAGTGCCATCTCTTTTAACCTCCTCTAAGGTTAAGAAAAGGAAGTCACGAAGTAAAAAACCACCCGCATCCTTTTCGGTTAACTGCCCAGATTCATACTTGTTATAAAAAGAATCTAGTGCAGCTTTATCGTTCTCAGCTTCGATCTGTTCATCGTAGTAAATGTCATTCCATTTAGCTTGGATACGATAAAGTTTCATGAGACTATCTTATCAAAAAAATGGTATAAATGCAACGTGTCAATAGGGGGTAAAAATGTTGAAAATACTAGCTTTTTAGGTATTTGTGGCTGGATTACAATAAAATTTTGTATAGATTTGTTGTTCGTTCATAGTTTTTTCATCTAAAGCTTTTAAAAATTCTAAACTTTTTGTGTATCCGTCAAGGGTGCACTTGCTGTATTCGTTATAACCTGGGTCTATTTCTATAGGAGGCATACAGCTAGAACTGATGATACTGCAAATTTGTATTATTAAAATAAATTTCATATTAATCTTGACCTATCTTATTTATCATCTATATAGATAAGATAAATAATTATAAATATTAACTATTATACAGGAGATAAAATGAAGAGTAAAAGCAGAACCTTCTTTAATCTTGTCACAGAAATAGATGACATACTTGGTAAAATGCATGCCAAAGATGCAGATGGTCAACCTATTAACCCAGGATCAGACCATTGGAATGAGACAAGAGATAGGTTGATGTCGGTTAAAATAGGTGGTGTAACTAGGTTTACTACCTATCCAATTAATTGGAGTATGTCAGAACATTTGATACTTGACGAATTATGTAGCAGAAAAGATGTTGATGAAGCTCACATACAGCTTAGAAAGGATATGGAATAATGGGTGATAGTATTACATTAGGACTTATTGTTTTGTTTATTATATTTTTTCCTAAATTATTTATAGGAACAATAGCTGTTATCGTTGCATTTTTTATGGGAGTAACAATCTAATGGATTGGAAAGATAAACAATATGCAGCTATTACTCGATTAAGTAAAAGTAAAGGTTGGGATTTTAGTGACAACAATCCTTATTTTGAAAGAGCATATATAGTATTACCAAATCCAAAAATTAAAACTAAATTACAAATGAAAAAGGAGTTAAAGAAACATGGATATAAATAAATGGAAATCAGTAGCAGTAAAAAAAGAAACACACACATTGCTCACTGCACTTTGTGGAGAAAAAGAACGCAACCCTGCTAGGATGATCTCTAAATTAGTAAAAGATTATGCTGAATACCAAGCAAAGAAAAAGGGTATATCTGCAGAAAAATATATTACAACTTTATTAAAAAAGAATGCGTCTAAACAGAGATAAACTTAATTGTATAAATAAAGAAACTGTAATTAATATTACTGTTAGTAACAATCCTGGTTTGTATTTCTTTTTTAATGAACATTATAAATTAATTTACATTGGAGAAAGTAAATTTCCTTTAGCTAGGATATTAGATCATTACTGGAGAAGTTATCCAGAAAGCAAAACTAAAAAAGGTGTTGGCCCTATATTTACATATTTTAGAATTATATCATTAAATACTGATGAAATAAGGATCAGACAACATTACGAAAAACGTTTTATAAAAAAATATAATCCAGAACTAAATTCTAATTCTAACACAGCACCTTACACATTAACTGCTAAACAATTAAAAGCACATATATTACTTCATGAAAAATTTTTTAAAAACATGAGCTGGTATAGATATATAAATGATGAGGTTTTAAAAAAAATGGATGAGGGTATAGAGTATAAAAAAAAATTAAGAAGAGCAAATTATTTAAAAACAGGAAAATGATGTTGAAATTTTATATATGGTTGATGGGTTGGTCTGGCACATTGAGTGCTTGGGCCTGGAGAAAACATGTTGCAATACTAAAAGCAAGACAGAAAAAATGACCAACGAAGTAGAAATCATAGATAATTTTTTACCTGAAGAAACAACTAAAAGAATTTATAAGGAAATGATGAGTGGTTATTTCCCATGGCATATTTGTACTAGTGTTGCAAACGAAAAGGATCACTCTGATGATTACTATTTTACTCATCAATATATTGACGATAAAGGAATTAATTCAGATTGGTATAAAACACATATTGTACCAATTGCAAAAAAACTTAATATGAAAAAAATTATTAGAGCAAAAGGTAATTTGTATACAAATCAAAAACAATTAATAGAACATAATCCTCATGTAGATTATGATTTTGAACATAAGGGAGCTTTGTTTTGTTTAAACACATGTAATGGTTTTACTAATTTTGGCTTTACAAAAGTAGATAGTGTTTTTAATAGAATAATCTTGTTCGATCCTAGTAAATTACATAATAGTTCTACAGCTACAGATGTAATAGCGAGAGTAAATATTAATTTTAATTACTGGTAATATGAAAAAGACATTATTAAAAATAAACAACATGAAAAGATTCTGTAAATGGTTAGACCAAACAGGAGTACATCTAGAAATTATACGGACACTGACCACACATCCTTGGATGATGTCGTGGAAAGAGAGAGCTGGAATTGAAAAAAGATTAAAACAAACTCGTGATAGAGATTATTTTTGTTTTCATAGAGCAAAAAATAGATTAAAATGGCGAAACGTTTACACACGTTTTCATCATTACGAAAAATCACAGGAGTTATTAATATATGTTAAAAAAAGATATGCCCGGAAAAAGAATCAGAAAATCTAATTTAGAATCAGCACTAGAAATACTAGCACAAAAACTAGATTCTAAAGAATATTCTAAAGTTACAAGTGTAATGTCTATGTTATTTATAGGACACCAGTTTGATTTAACTTCAGATGGTTTTGAGTTTATTAATTTAGCTATAAAAATTAAGAAAGAATCACATAAAAAAACATTTAAAAAAGCTTTACATAACAATGTTATTCGGTTAAAACCGAAACTGACTTAGGCATAAGTCAACTCTCTTTTTTTAGTTAATATAGAGTGAGAGGGTAGTGAGCGGGAGACTGTAGCTACCCTCTTGAATACCCTTGACATTAACTTTAATACAACATATTCGTGTAAGTATGGAGCTACTACATGAACATATCACCAAAAATTTTAAGAATTATGGGTTTGAATATAGCTGAAAAGTTAATAGAAAACACACCCAATCCTGACACTCGCATATGGCGTGCAGTAATTTCACTTGCTCTAGAAGATGTAATGATCACAAATCAAAATAGAACTGAATCTGTGTTAAAAGGCGAAGCGCATGATTGGTTCTGTAGTGACAGTGAGGACTATAATATGGTATGCTTTCAGGCGGAATTAGATCCTAAATGGGTTAGAATGCGCTATTTAGATGCTTTAGAAAAAGGTATAATTAAATTTACACGTAAGCAAAATTTGAATATAAAGTATACTAAACAATATGAAAAACTTAGAGCAGCTACCGACAAAGATCAGAGACGAAAGATCAACAAAGTTATTGATCAATTGCGGAAAGCTATATTTGAGTGCACCGATTAATTCATTAGATCGTAATTTCTATAAATTTTTATTTAAAAAAATAAAATCGAGGTTTTATAACTGATGATGACACTTGCTGATTGCGAACGGTTAGAAAAATATTTAGAAAAGATTAGAAAAAGAAAAGATTACGAAACAGAGAGAGTTGAAAAAAAACAAAGGCCACAGAACACCAGGCCTAAAGTCCACACAGCCCCTCACATTCCTGATTAAACAAATCACCCTGAGTATCATTTTTAAACTTAACTTCATCTAAAGGCACACAAGATCTGTGTACGAAGTTTTTAACTTTAGGATTATATTTACGCATTTCTTTGTCGAAGAATACAGCTTCTTTAAACTCATTAGGTCTATTGTCTCTCATGTCTATCCAGAAATTGTCATCGTGAAACGGACACCCGATACAAGCACTCTTAACTGGTATTTTAAATCCTTTACCTTCATACCAATCTAAACAGTGCTGTCTTGTCATTTTCTTTTCTAACAATGGCCATCTGTTTTGTTGCCACCAAAATCTAGATGGTTTCATACGTACAACTTCATCCATAGATATACCAATCCAGACTTCAACCCACTGAGTTTTTTTCATTTTCTGTCTAGGTTTGTAGCCCATAATTTCTCTAATTTTCTTTGCAATTGGAGTTATCTTGTATTCACGGGTGCACTGTCTACGACCCATACCTTTTTTACCTTTATCATTTAAAGTATAGAATGGTGCTGAAGCGAATTGATTACCGCCAGGCGCTAGTGCTTTTAAAATATCTTTGTCGAGGTCGCCTTTTTTAGTGATATAGACAGGATATGATAATTTTGTTTTAAGATAATTTAGATGATCTATTACTGTAGATGGTTCCCAACCTGTGTCTGCGAATACAGCTGCGTCTGGCTTTACTCCAAAGGCTCCTTGGTCTGCCATCAAAGCCATGGTGCTTGATTGTACTCCTGCACCTAGTGAAAGTATCCTTACTGTTGGTTCTTTGTCTCTGATTATCATTTGTGACACCATTTTTATAGGTTTAACGCCATTTGTCAATCTATATAAGATATTTCTACCTAAAACACTTAACACAGGTTACCAGAATGTCTGACACTTGTGACATAGACCTCTTTTTAGACTATTTACATTGATACTACTTACTTATTTGATGTCACAAACACTTTTGTTCTGTGACATACACTGACACTAGTGACACTAGACCACTTATGGACAAAACACCTAAACTTGGATACAGTCTTGATTGAGTTAAAAATATCTTATTAGTAATGGCTGGAAAAAAGAACACTATAAAAACAATGCATGATCTGACTGCGAAGCAGAGAAAGTTTGTAGATATCTATGTAGCCAACTTTGGATTGATTAGTAAAACAGAGGCAGCTAAACAAGCTGGATATGTTGCAAAAGACCCACACACCATTGCATCTAAATTAACTAATCCAAATAGAAATCCACATGTTGTAAGATATTTAGAAAAAAGATTAGCTGTTGAAAGAAACAAATATGCTAATCCACTTCGTTCACATAAAAGATTTGAAAAATTTGGCGATGACGCCGCAAAGAAAAATCAGTTTGCATCAGCAATCAATGCTGAATATAGATCTGGCCAACTAGCAGGAATGTTTGTTGACAAGAAAGAAATAACTAGCAATACTTTGGAGGGTATGTCACGTGAACAACTTGAAAAGCGTTTATCCGAACTTGAATCAAAAATCGGTGAAGCGAAAAACATCATTAACGTTACGCCAACAGAGGATAGTTAAAACAGATAAGTGGATGATTGTGTTTAATGAAATACATAATTCACATTTATCTATGAATGTAGGACAAGTTAATGTGAATACTGATAGTAAAAAAAATGAAAAAATATAAAATAGGTAAAACATACAAAAAAACTATCCCTTTAAATACAAGAAAACTTGGTAGGAACATTGAAGACTATCCTTTTGTAGAAATAAATTGGGCTGACATCGAAGGAGATGCAGGTTGGTCTGATACTAAAAATTTATTAAAAACTAAGTTACCTATTTGTGTTTCAAAAGGCTATTTAGTTTCCCAAAGAAATGGTGTTACTAGAATATTTACAGATTATATCAAAGCGAAAGAGGGAAGTACCTTTGAGAATATAGGTAATACAACTATCATTCCAACTTCAGTTATACAGTCCATTAAAGTATTAGGCTAATGTATTATATTATTTTATTAAATGATTTGTATCATTTAATTCCTGTAACAAAGGAATTATTATCTGAACTTCCTGTAGAAAAAGGAATGGATTTGTTTGAAGTGTGTAATGTTTTACGTGAAAATCTTACTGTTAAGGGTGAGTTTTTTGGGTGTACCTTGTCTTAAATAAATGGCTTTAAAAAAACGTGAATCATTGCTGTTTCAACGAATGCGTAAACATATAAAAAAGGCGCATTTTACAAGGATAGAAAGCTCAACCGTACAAGGAATTCCAGACGTACATGGGTGCATAGATAGTAAGTCTTTTTGGATAGAAATGAAGTCAACTCAGGACAAGTTTCCGGTACTGTCCAAGTTTCAAATGGCTTGGTGTTATGAGTATCAAAGACATGGTGGTAATGTATTCGTGCTGCATTCGGCCCTCTCGCAGAGAGCCTTAAAACTTTACAGAGTGTCCGGTGAGGTGGATCCCTCGTCCCCATCCTCGTTTTCTCGTTCCCTCGTTCTCGTTTATACCTCACCGGACCCTGTACCGGAGCTGGCCTGGCAGGAGCTCAGGATGCAGCTGGTGAGAAATAGTTCTTGACAGCGAAACCTCGTTTGATATACCTGAAAAGTCTGTAAGGATTACTCAAGAGTAAAGCTCTGGCCTCCGTCCATGGAGAGAGGCAGCGTGGCGAAACCTCGGTTTTTCTTATTTATCATCTGTCACCACGGGCTGGTCCTTGCTGGCCCGTGGCCTTCACCAATCCTCGTTTGCCACTCCTCGTTCCTCGTTCTCGTTCCTCGTTTATGCCCAACGTCCCTGGCCATCCCTCCCAGCTGGTGTCGCCAGCAGCAGACTGGCGTGGAACCGAAGCTCGGATCCTCGTTTCCTCGTTGGGAAATGTACATTTTGCCTACCTGATTAAAGAGCTGGGCACCAGTCGCCAGCAGCGGCTGTGATGCTGCTCACCTGCTGTTCGAAAATTTATTTGAAAATAGTTCTTGACATCTATCCCATGAGGTCTTATCTATACACACATGTGGATTATATATACAACAACGATATATCTTCTGATCTTGTTTGGGTCAGGAATTATATCTATAAACATATAAAGGAAAACAGATGGAAAAGGACAACATAGTCTTTTCGTGTAAGGAACATGGGAAAGAAACATATTTTAATATTAAAAAGTTAGAGAAGAACAGAAAGATGCGTGAGTATGTGTACGTATGGTTTGACGTAGATGGTCTTACTGAAAAGATGTGGGTGCGAATCATTTCGGGTGATCGTCAGAAAGGAATGGGTAAGCTAGATAACGTTCCAACTGTTCTAGATCATCTAAGATTAGGAGATCTAATCAGATTTAAGACTGATAAGGAGGGAATAACATGGGGACTGTAGACATCAAACAGTGGCTCGTTCTCGGTGAGAAAGAAGAACGATTCTTAATTAAAGATATTGCTGAGCACGGCTGCGAAGGAGGCATCGGTGGATTGATATACTATTGGGAAACCACCGCATTCCATGACGAACATGAAAAAGAAATTTGGGATATTGTACAACGTTTTGCTGAAGAAAGCGGTCAGACCATCATGCAGTACTTAGCAATTGTTGCGAAGGATGCCGGTTCACTGGACCAACTAAGATGCACCCTCGTTTGGCTCGCCGTTGAGTCGGTAGCGCAGGACCTAGATGAAGAGCGCCAGGCACCAGCTGGTGAAGCAGCGTGTTCATCATAGTTCTCCTAATATTTGCTCTATTTCTTTGGCCTGAGCTTACCTCGTTCTCGTTCTGGATCGTGGTCTCGTTGGTAGTTATGGCTTTCCAGGGAGCTGGCCAGGCGCAGCAGCCAGCACCAGTTCCTGCTGGATCAGGGTACGAAGCTGTATTACCTGTGGAAAAAATTAAGTTTGACTTCTATCCCATCTATGATAAGTCTTTATCATTAACTAAAACAAAGGAGAAAAAAATGGGACTAGATCAATTTGCACATTTGCGAGATCAAAAACCTGATTGGGATAAAATTTATTCCGATCAACATGAGCCAAGAGAAGATGGTTTTGTTTGGAGAAAACACGCAAGACTTCAAAAGTTCATGGCAGTTCAACACGCTAAACAAAACAAACATGTAGAACACAAAGGAGATCTCGGTCATCTCGGTTTTAATGGTGGCGATGAACCTGTATTTATTACAGAGGAACTCGTGAAGGATTTAACCGAAGCTATTAAGAATGGGTATAGTGATTACTTTGTAGCCGATGGTTTCTTTTGGGGGCAACAGTTCCAAGAGGAAAGCGTTAAAGAAAATAAAGAAATGGATTTAGAGTTTTTGCAATGGTGTCGTGACATGATTGCAGAAAAGAAAGTGGCTATCTATCATTGTAGTTGGTAGATACTCACACTACGAGCGAGGTCTTTTGTCAGAGTAGCTCCTGTTTAGACCTCGTTCTCGTTCTCGTTTGATCGGGAAACTTTTTTTTAACTAACTACAGGACTGGCGTCCCAGCCCAGTTCCTGAAGGACAGGTGGAGATGACGGATAAAGCTGACCAATGGATTTGGTTTAAAAATAAAAATGGAAGAACGTGTAGAATTAAGTTGAAGACTTTACTCACTCGTGTTAGTAATTCTAAAATTAACTATTACGCAACAAGGAGAGAAACAAATGGTAAGACAAGACGAAGCTATTCAAGAAGTTCAAAGTAAAAATAAAGCCAAAGCTTTTGAAGAACAGAAAGAAATGCGAAAGGAGTGTGCAGACTTTATAAAAGACTGTTCAACTTTTCATTTGCAGGAAATACATTCAGAGATCAAACGATTAAAAAATTATAGAAAGGATAGATTTTAATATGCTTATCCTCGTTGTAGTCGTCGTTGCGATCTCGTTCCTCGTTATAGACCAATAGCAGCACCTGGCCAGCAGCAGTTCCCAGCACCAGTTCTGGCGAAATTTTTCGTCAGTTCAAGTTTTAAAAATTTACTATGATGTCTAGGTCGCATTAGGTTTCAAATCTCAATGTGTGTTGCTCTATGGAAGACTTTTTTTAGATAAAAAAAGAATTTGCATTATCTTTTAAAATAAATTAGATTTAAGACAAATCTATATTTTATAGATTAACAATTAAAAAAGGACAAATAATAATGACAACACAAAAAGCAAAAAAAGTTCTTTTAGAAAAGAACGAAAAGCAAGTGTGTAATTCATACATAGATCAATCATACTTGTTTAGTAAGTACCAAACTTTAAAAGCTGATACAAAAGAATTAGTATCTGAATATTTTTTAAAGTTAAAACAAAACATAATCATTTTATCTAACACTAGATATATTCAAAAGATTGAGAGAACGAGCAGAAGATTTGATAGTAAATCTTTTATTGATTATGTAACAGGCAAAGCAACAACTGATGAGAAAATTTCATTTAAAGAATTACAAGTTCTTTTAAATGGCTTTTATAAACAAATCAAAGTTGTTGAGTTAAAACCCTTTGATGATAAACTACAAAAACAAAAACTAAAAAAAGGAGAAATAACTAATGCCTAATAATAATGACAATAGCAACCTACCATCAATGAGTGTTTTATCTCAAATGATACAGACGACTATGCAAAACAAAGGCATAGATCAATCAAGAGTGCAATCACTATTGAATGAAGATCAGCATGGTAAAACCCTTAACTACCAAATACTTTATAAGTTATTGGAAAGTGCAGTTGAGGAGTTTATCTTAATCAACAATGGCAATCCTTTAGCTGATGACTTTAGAAATAGAGTATTAGATAAAATGTCTGATGTTGTTAATATGCTGACAGGCAATCAACCACCAAACAATAGCTAATCAATTCCGATTGCGTGGCGACTAGATCGCCACGCAACCCACCTTGCGACCTCAATAGAGGTACCAACCCACCAAAATTACAGCATCACCACAGCCCGAACCCCACCCCCCTTTTTGCTTGTTTATGGTACCTGACGCTTGCCCTTTACAATCAGAAACACACATGTATAAACTATAAAATACTTATGAATCTCGATACATTAACTACTGATCAATTAAGAGATCGTGTAGAAAAAGCATTTATTGAACACATTAAACTTTGTCAGGACAATTTTTTATATTTTGTTCAAGCGGTTTGGCCAGATTTTATTTGCAGAAAAGCAAAAGAAAGAGAAAAGTGGGGCCATCATCAACATATTGCTGATGAACTAACAAATATTGCAAGAGGCTCAAAAGGGAGGCTCATTGTAAATATGCCACCCCGTCATACTAAATCTGAATTTGCATCTTATTTGTATCCAGCTTGGTATATAGGGAAGTTTCCTAAGAAAAAAATTATGCAAGTTTCTCACAACGCAGAACTTGCAGGTAGGTTTGGTAGTAAGGTAAGAAATTTAATTGATAGCCCAGAGTACAAACAGATCTTCGGAGATGTTAAACTTAGGGAAGATAGTAAAGCAAAAGGCAGGTGGGAAACCAATCATGGTGGTGAATACTTTGCAGCGGGTGTTGGCGGTTCTATCACAGGACGAGGGGCCGATTTGCTTATTATAGATGATCCTCATACAGAGCAGGATTCCTTATCGGATTCTGCTATGGAGAGAGCATACGATTGGTACAATTCGGGACCCAGACAACGTTTACAACCAGGTGGTTCCATCTTGTTAGTAATGACTAGATGGGCTCAAGATGATTTAACAGGTAGATTGTTAAAAGGACAATCGGAACCTAAAGCTGATAAATGGAAACTTATAGAGTTCCCTGCAATATTAGAATCAGGAAATCCTGTTTGGCCTGAGTATTGGAGTAAAGAAGAACTAGAAGCAGTTAAGGCATCTATTACTCCAAGAAACTGGAATGCACAATACATGCAGGACCCGGTAGCCGAAGAAGGAGCAATCATTAAAAGAGATTGGTGGATCCCTTGGAAAGGAGAGGTTCCATCTCTAAAGCATGTTATACAATCTTATGATACTGCATTTTCTAAAAAAGAAACTGCGGACTATAGTGCGATTACTACTTGGGGTGTATTTGAACCTACAGAAGGAGACACTTGTCTAATTTTATTAGATGCTGAAAAAGGTCGTTGGGATTTTCCAGAATTAAAAGCAGTTGCTTTTGAGACATATAAATATTGGGAACCTGAATCTGTTGTAGTTGAGGCTAAAGCATCTGGCCAATCTTTGATACAAGAATTAAGGCGTGCAGGAATCCCTGTAGTAGATTTTGTTCCATCAAAAGGAAAAGATAAACATTCTAGGGTAAATGCTTGTGCTCCTGTATTTGAGTCCGGAAACGTATATTTTCCAGAAGATGCTCATTTTGCAGAAGAAGTTATTGAGGAATGTGCTGCGTTTCCTTTTGCTCAACACGATGACTATGTAGATTCTATGACCCAAGCTGTGTTAAGATACCGTCAAGGAAATTTCGTTTCTACATATTTAGATGAACCTGAAGGAATGAGAGTTGAAAGAGATTATAAATATTATTAGGAGATACCATGGGCAAAAAATATATTATACCAAAAAAGAAACCAAAAAAGGATAAAGAAGAAGAAAACAATCTTGATGATTTACCAAGAGGTTTAAAAATGGATACTACTACAAACAGTAGTGGAACCACTCGTAAATTTAATATGGGTGGAAGTTCTTCATGTGGCTGTGAAGCTTGTATGGGTGAATCTAAAGCAAGAGGCGCAGGAGCAGCTATTAGTGGCACAGGATTTAAAGGTGTATTCTAATGGCACTAGACTCCAATAAGATTGCAGATAACTTTATCGATCAGATAAAACAAGGAAGCTCTCCACTACCGAAACAAGATAATACTGTTGTCGTAACCGATGACACAGAACCTTCGGCCGTTGGTGGGTTAGCAGCACTCGGTGCTACTGTAATTGGAGCAACTGCTTTAGGAAGAAGAATACCTGGAATCAAATCTTTTTTAAGACCATTCGGTAAAACACCAAAGACACCTACAACAATTACAGCGAATAAACCTGTAGAAGAAATAGGCAACATGCCAACGGCCACCGGACAATCATCCGAGTTAATTACAACGCCAGGTAAAGAACTAACAGTAGGTCGTTCAAGAATTGGTGAAGTACAAAACATTCCTTTTACAATGGGTAAAGGATACAAAGATAGTAATGCGATAGTAGGATCCTCTACTTTCGATAGAGTTATGGAAGCACCATTTGAAACAGGTACAGCAAAGCAATGGACAGATTGGTTAGTAAAAGCAAACAGAGCAGATTTAAAAGTTTCAACAGGTCCGTTAGCCGGTGTCTCTCGTAGAGTTACACCTGATGAGTTAGAAGAGCTAAACTTAATTAAATTTGATAAACAAGGTAAAGGTGTAGATGGTTTCCTAAAAGTTATGGATGATCAAAACATTCCTATCGACAGAGATACTTTACTAGAGATGGTAAAAACTTCTCCTATTAATAGTTTAAAAACTTTAAGGTTAGGAGTAAGAGGAGATCCAGAAGCAGAGATGTTAGATGTTCTTTCAAGTTTTAGAATTGCTTCAAATAAAATTCCTAATAAAACTACTCAATCAGATGAACTAGTATCAGCTCTTAGAGGAGATCTAAGAATGTTAGCTAAAGAGTTAGACGATCAACAAGGAGTTATAGGTTCTGGGACTTATACAGACATACAAGATAAATTAGTTAAGCTAGGAAGAGAAGTAGATAACCCACAAGATTTTTCAACTATACTACAAAAATTTAATAAAACAGTTGGTGAGTATAATAAGTATGGACAAAAAGTAGAATTACCTCAGCCTTTAAAATTTAGAGGAGATAAAAGAAGTGACTCAGGATATTTTCCTGCATATAAACCACAAAGAAGTTACGCACTTCAAGGTGGGGAAAATTATACTGAAGATGTTATCTATTATGGTAAAGCAATCCCTAATGTTCAAGGAGGTAGATTTTCTAATCTAGCACAAAGCCCTCACTTTGTAGATAATGAAATAGGTTTTATAAGATACGATGACTTACCTAATCCTAAACTAGGAGCTAACGCTAGACACATGAGAGTGTCAGAGGCACAAACAGATATTCACTCTGCACAATTTGATGCAAGTAACAAAGCAGAGTATTTTAAATTAAAAAAGAATCCTTTTAATACAGATGGCGCTGTTAGAATTTTAAAAAAACAAAGAGATGATTTATTAGCAAGAAGAGAACCTTTTGATGAACTTGGTAGAGGTATAGCAGGTTTAACTAAATCACAAAGACAAGAGATAGCTAGAATAAATTATGAGATTGCTCAATTAGAAAAATCAGGCATGGCTAAACTAGCATCAGGATCACAACTAGAAGCAACTACTGCAGCACCACTAGCTAAGTCTTGGCCAGATTATGTTGCTAAGAATTTATTAAGAAACATGGCAGAAAGAAATATTAATGCATTATCTATTGTACCCTCATCTATGAATAAAGGAATTAAAATGCCTGCAGGAAAAAAATTAGGAGATGAAATTAATTATGGTCTAATGGATGGTAAAGCTTTAATTAGAGATACTGAAGGTAGATTAAAAAAAACAAACCAACTAGCTGCAATGGTTGCTCCTTTAAAAAAATTAGCTAACCAATATGGAGCGAAGTTTGAAATGGCACCTATGCCTAAAAGTAATCCAAATAAACCTTTTAAAATAATAGCTGAATATACAATGAAAGGTGATGATTCAATAAAATTGGGAAGAAAACATTACAATAAAAAAATAGGGGATAAATATATATTTGAAGATCATATTGGTGCTGCTAGAACTATGGATGAAGCAGAGGAACTTTTAAAAATAAGAGGTAGAGAAAATTATGGAGAAAGTAGCGTTAAGTATATTATTAAAGAAATAGGTGCGGAGAATCCAGATCTATATGAAATGGTTCCTACATTCATAGCATCAGATGATGTGTTAAAGAAGTTTTTGTTGCCAATGAAAGCTTATATGTATCAAGGTGGGTTTGTAGACAAGACCAATATATTTAAAGGCCTATTATAGATTTTGTTCAAAAAATGCTTTACACTGTATAGATAATTCTATAGGAGGAAATAATGAGTTTAAAAAAGAAATTAAAGAAAGCAGCTAAATTTGCTGGTGCAGCTTATTTAGCAAGTAAAGCCCTGTCAGGAGCTAAACCTGGTATTAACGTAGATAAAGGAAGAGGAAGTGCATTAAGTAATATGTACAGAAAAAAATACACTGATGGTATTATGAGAGGTGTAAAAGGAACTAAAGCTGCTAGCATAGGTATTATGGATAGAATAGGTAATGCTGCTAGTAAAGTTATTAACATGGGTCCAGGAAAAAATGCTACATCTAAAAAAGGCGGAACACTAGCTAAAAAAGTATTAAGTGGAAATACTTTTGGATTAGATGATATGGGCGGAGCTAAAGCTGGCGGAATGATGTATGCAAATACTGGAAAATACGTTAAAGCTAAATGTAAATTAGGAAGAAACAAAAAAACATTAATTACATAATAAATGGCTATTGAAACTGAAAACCCAATCAACGAAGAAGTTGAAGTTGAGGAGGAAGCAGTTGTTCAACTACCACCTGAAGAAGGTGAAGAGATAACTGAAGAACCTGAACAGGACTTCTATGCAAACATTGCAGAGACAATTGATGATAAAGCATTATCACAATTAGCTTCAGATTTAATTACTGAATATCACAGTGATAAGGAATCTAGAAAAGAATGGGAAGACACCTATAGAAATGGTTTAGATCTTTTGGGATTTAAATACAAGTCAACTACTCAACCATTCAAAGGAGCTAGCAATGTCACTCACCCTCTATTGGCAGAAGCGGTTACTCAGTTTCAAGCCCAAGCTTATAAAGAACTTCTACCAAGTGATGGTCCAGTAAAAACTAAAATTGTTGGATTACAAAACGAAGCGATAGAAGCTCAAGCTCAAAGAGTAAAAGACTTCATGAACTTTCAGATTATGGAGAAAATGGAAGAATATACTCCAGAGTTTGATCAGTTATTATTTTACCTACCACTTGCAGGTTCTGCATTCAAAAAAATATACTATGATGCTTTAATGGAAAGAGCTGTTTCAAAATTTATTCCTGCAGAAGATTTAGTTGTTCCTTATTTTGCAACTGACTTAAAAGATGCTCCTAGAATTACACACGTATTAAAACAATCAGAAAATGATTTGTTAAAAAAGATGGCTTCAGGTTTCTATAGAGAAATAGATTTAATGAAACCAGAGAAAAAAGAAAACAAAATTCAAGATAAGTATAATGAGCTAGATGGTGTTAAACCTGTTGAAACAAATGATTATATTTATAATGTTTTAGAAATGCATGTTGATTTAGATTTATCAGATTATATTGCAGAAAATGAAGAAGATAAAATTAATATTAAAATTCCTTACATTGTAACTATAGAAGAATCTACAAGAAAAGTTTTATCTATTTACAGAAACTATGCAGAGGATGATAATAAATTTACAAGAAAAGAATATTTTTCACACTACAAGTTTTTACCAGGATTAGGTTTTTATGGCTTTGGTTTAATTCACATGATCGGTGGCCTGTCTCGAACAGCAACTACTGCATTGAGACAATTACTAGACGCTGGAACATTATCTAACTTACCTGCTGGATTTAAATCTAGAGGAATGAGAATTAGAGATGATGACCAACCAATACAGCCTGGAGAGTTTAGAGATGTCGATGCACCTGGCGGAAACATTAGAGATCAGTTTCAATTACTACCTTTTAAAGAACCAAGCACGACTTTATTTAACCTTTTAGGTTTTTGTGTTGATGCAGGAAGAAGATTTGCATCAATTGCTGACCAACAAGTAGGTGATGGTAACCAAGCGGCCGCAGTTGGAACTACAATTGCTCTTTTAGAGAGAGGTTCTAGAGTAATGTCAGCTATTCATAAGCGTTGTTACTATGCAATGAAGCAAGAATTTAAACTTTTAGGTAAAGTTATTGCCGATTATCTACCACCTGAGTATCCATACGCAGTTTATGGTGCCGAAAGAGTAATAAAAATGATGGATTTTGACGACAGAGTAGATATTTTGCCTGTTGCAGACCCAAATATCTTCTCAATGTCACAAAGAGTGACCTTAGCACAGACACAATTGCAAATTGCTCAGTCAAATCCACAAATTCACAACCTACATGAGGCTTACAGACGTGTTTATGAGGCTTTAGGTACTAAAGAAATACCTCAAATACTAAAACCAGAGCAAAAACCGTTTCCAAAAGACCCTGCAATAGAAAATATGGAGGCATTACAGTCGTTACCAATGACAGCTTTTCCAGAACAAGACCATGATGCTCATATTGCAGCACATTCTGCATTTATGAGAACTAGAATGGTTCAAATTAACCCTATGGTCTATGCAAATTTACAAGGACACATCTCTCAACACGTTTCTATGAAAGCTTCTGCTGAAGTTATGTCTATGATGCAACAAGATCAACAAATGATGCAGTTAATGCAACAGAATCAACAACAATTTAGAGCAATGTTTGATTCAGAGGTTGCAAAAAGAATTGCACAAATAACAGCAGAGCTTGCACAGAATGAAAGTATGCTTGAGAGTCAAAAACAAGACCCTGTTGTTATGTTGAAACAAAGAGAATTAGATTTAAGAGCTATGGACTTACAAAGACGGGTTGAAGAAGGTAATATGAAGATAGAAAATCAAGAAGGTCAGTTTGATGAAAGACTAGATTTTGATAGAATGAAATTAGAAACACAAGACGAGCAATCTGATAAGAGATTAGAGCTTGCTCGAGAAAAACTGGAGAAACAAAATGAAAAAAAAACACGGACTGGAAAATAGTTACAAAAAATTAAGAATGGGTGGAATGTTTTATTCTAAAGGTGGCGGAGCAGATATGTCTACTAAACAAAAAACAATAGCAGCTAAAGCACCACCTCCAAATGTATTAGATGGAAAAGACTTTGCAGTTCTTAGAGAAGAAAAAGCAAAAGGTAGAGGCATGGGTCTTCAAGATGAAAAATTAAAACCAGGTAAAGTAAAAAAAGCGTTTATGGGATTAGCTGTAGAAGCAATGAAAAATTCAAAAAAGAAAGGTGCTAAAGGAATTGAATTAGTATCTCCTTTAGCAATGGCAAAAAGATTGTTTAATAAATAATGACTAAAAGAAATAAAGTTTCTGGCAAAAGATCAGGGCCACCTCCTAAGCGTGGCCCAAACCCCAACTTTCCAATAAAATTACGTTATGGTGGAGACACTATGGGTGGTCCAAACGATAAATCAAAGAAAGGACCTGGAGCAGATTTTTCTAAAGTTAGTGCTGTACAGCAAGCAAATCATGTTGCGGCAATGAATAAAAATATGGCTAACAATACTACTAGCCAAAATAATTTAAAAAATAATTTTACAGTTGGTGCTAAACCAATAAACAATGCTGTATTAAATAAAGCAATGAATTTAAATATAGCTGGTGTTAACACAGCTAAACAACTTGTTGAGCCTATTGCGGTGAGTAAAAATGTTAGTATACCTCCTATTGGAAAATTTGGAATAGCAGTAAAAGTTTTAACTGGAATAGAAAACCAAAGAAGAGCAAAAAGAGCTAAAGGAGAATTTTTTACTAGTAAGAAAAAACTAATGCCAGCTAACCGAGATTTTTATCGTCAGTATGGTAGACCACTACAAACAAAACTTACCCCTGGTAAAAAAGGAATAGATGATGATTATTTGAGAGCAGCAAAAATAATAGGCACACACAAAGCACCTCCTTATACAGGTAATGATAGACCAAAATTATGTCCTGATGGTATTAGTTATCCTCCTTGTCCTGTACAGCCTGTAGTTTCAGCAAGCACAGGTAAGGCTATAAAAGTTAGAGGAACTAGAAAAGCTATACAAGGAACTAAATTTAAAGGAGTATTCTAATGTGGTTTAGTGCAATAAAATTAGCTGTAAACGCCGGTTCACATATTTTTAAGAAGCGTCAAGAGACAAAAATGCTTATGGCGGACGCTCAAATGGAACATGCAAGAAAAATGGCCCAAGGTCAGGAAGCTTACCAAGGCAAATTATTAGAAGCAAGACAATCGGACTGGAAGGACGAGGCGGTCCTTATAATATTAAGCACCCCAGTGTTAATTTTGGCGTGGGCAGTGGTATCGGATGACCCGACAGCGATGGACAAGGTAAAATTGTTTTTTGAAATGTTCTCACAGCTTCCCAGCTGGTTCACTAATTTATGGATACTTGTCGTAGCATCCATTTATGGTATAAAGGGAACACAAATATTTAGGGGAGGTAAAAAATGAACCTAGAAAGAGATTTACAAAAATTAAAAAAAGAAAAACAGCAGAAAGACTCTGCTACTGCTCAACTTAGAAAAAGAAGTAGAGATTCTATCGCAAGACCTAGAGCAGAGAAAAATATATTATCTACTAATCCAGAAATGCAAAAAATATAATGTGGAATTGGTTAAAAAATTTATTTATTCCTAAAAAACAAATACAAAAACAAAGTGATGATGTTTTAGATCAGATGAGTAAAGCTGATAGAAGAAAACTTAAAGCAGAGGGTAAAATTAAGTCTATTTACAAACCATATATTTAGTATATAACTCATCACATGATTCAAGGTGATAGTGTTGAATACGAAATCCTAAAACAAGCTTGTGATAGTTTAGAAAACGAAAAATTATTTACTTGTGAGATAGGTGTTAGACAGGGAGCTGGAACTAAATTAATTTTAGATTCATTAAAAAATAAAAATCATTGGCACATTGGAATAGATCCATACGGTAATTTAAATTACGAACATTACGATAATTCAGGAGCTTATACTTGTGACTATACAAACAGTATGAAGCTACAATTAATCAAAGATATTGATTATGAAAACTTTACATTGTTTCCTATGGGTGATGATGAATTTATGAAACGTTTCCCAGATGGTGTACCGATTTATAGAAATGAAAAAGAAATAATTAACACATATGATTTAGTTCATTTTGATGGTCCACATAAAACAGTTGATGTTATTAAAGAAGTAATCTTTTTTGGAGAAAGATCACATGCAGGAACAGTGTTTGTATTTGACGATTATCCTAAATTTAACATGGATGCTGTATTAAAAATTATTGTAAATGAATATGGTTTTATGTTATTAAAACAAGGAAAAAATAAAATTTCACTTAAAAGAAATTAATGATTATAGACTATCCATTAATAAAAAGAGTGACTGAAAAGAGAATAGAGTCTCTAAAAGAAACCTTAGTGTATACCGTTGACAATTTAGAACAACTTCACTATATTAGAGGACAAATCAAAGGCCTAGAGTCTTTGCTTCAGGATCTTAAAGACCTGCAAGAAAAACAGGAGCTACTAAATGACAAAGAACTTCGAGACTTCGAAGGAAGTACCTAAGAAAACAGAAGCATTATTAGATGCTTACAAATCAGAAGATGAAATCAAAGATACCAAGTTAGATGTTAAATCTATAGAAGATAATAAAAATCTTCTAGAACGATTACCAACACCAACTGGTTATAGACTTTTAGTTTTACCATACGCTGGACCTCAAAAAACTAAAGGCGGACTTTATCTTGCTGACACAACTCAAGAAACAATACAGATGACTACCGTATGTGCATATGTATTGAAGATGGGAGATCTTTGCTACAAAGACAAAGAAAAATTTCCAGAAGGACCTTGGTGTAAAAAGGGTGATTGGATTATTTTTGGACGTTATGCTGGATCTAGATTCAAAATAGAGGGCGGAGAAGTTCGTATCTTAAATGATGACGAGATAATCGCTAAGATTAATAATCCGGAGGATATTTTGCACGCATACTAACACATACGCAATTAAACAGGAGCTACAATGGAAAACACTGAAGAAATAAAAAATCCAGAAGTTGAATTAGATACTGATGGAGTAAAAGACCAAACACTTGAAGTCGAAGAACAAAAAGTCGAGACTTCCGAAACTGAATTACCTAAACAAGAAGTAGATTTAGGATATACTGAACCTAAGCCTGAAGGAATAGAAGGTATTACAGTTGAAACAGTAAAAGAAGAACCTAAACGAGAAATTAAAGAAGAAAATCTTTCTGATGTTTCTGAAAAAGTTAAAAGAAGAATAGATAAGCTAACTTTTAAGATTAGAGAATCTGAAAGAAGAGAAAAAGCTGCTTTAGATTATGCAAGAGGTTTAAAAAATCAACTTGATGATACTAAAACTAGATTTTCAAAAACTAGTAAGAGTTATATAGAACAATTTTCTGCTAGAGTTGTTGCTGAACAAGAAGACGCTAAAAAAGCATTAAGAGATGCTATTGCAGATCAAGACGCTGATAAAATAGCTGAAGCAAATTCTAGAATAGCTACTTTAGCGGTAGAGGCAGAAAAAGTTAAGATGACTCAAGCTGAAGAAGATGCTAAAGAAGAAAGAGCTAAAGCTGAAGCTAAAATAGAACAACCAATACAACAAGCACCTCAAACAAACGTTGCACAACCTTCTGGTAAAGCTAAAGAATGGGCTGAAAAGAATGAATGGTTCGGTAGCGATAAAATTATGACAAGTGCTGCATTCCAAGCTCACAATGACCTTGTTGAGCAGGGGTTTGACGCAGAGAGTGATGAGTATTATAATGAAATTGATAAAGTTATGAAGGAAAATTTTCCTCATAAATTTAGTCAACCACAGGAGCAAAAGAAACCCGTCCAAACTGTTGCCTCTGCACAAAGAAACCAAAACGGACGCCGATCAGTGAAACTCACCAAGTCACAAATAGTTATCGCTAAAAAACTAGGGGTGCCACTAGAGGAATACGCAAAATACGTGAAGGAGAATGCAAATGGATAATATCAAAAGAACCTCACGCCAGTCAGAGACTAGGCAAGAAACACAAAAACCTAGCGCTTGGGCTCCACCATCGAGTTTAGACGCACCACCCGCTCCACAGGGCTTTGCCCATCGTTGGATACGAACGAGCGTGGCTGGATTTGAGGATACAGCTAATGTAACCAAAAAATTCAGAGAAGGTTGGGAATTTGTAAGAGCAGAGGAGATTAAAAACTCCGCTGAAGTAGGCAAATATCCGATCATCCATCAGGGGCAGTATCAAGGGTGTATTGGAATCGGTGGCCTTGTGTTGGCAAGGATACCTGAAGAGACATTAAAAAGCCGTGCAGAGTATTTCAATAGAATTACTCAAGATCAAATGGAAGCGGTTGACAATGATCTAATGAAGGAACAACGACCTGAAATGCCAATCAATATTGATAGGCAATCAAGAGTTACCTTTGGTGGTAGTCGTAAAAAATAGTTTTTTTGCATTACCTAAGGAGTTAGCTTGGAGTTAAACTAAACATAAAACGGAGAAAACAACTATGGCAAATCAACTAGAAAAGTTCGGTCTAAGACCGCACAGAAAACTAGACGGTACACCATTAGTAGGTGCTCAGAACAGATACACTATTAAACCAGGATATGCTACTGCGATTTACCAAGGCGACTTGGTAGTTCCTGTTTCTACAGGAAACATCGAAAGACATACTGGAAATACTAGCTATGCTGTTGTGGGTGTTTTTAACGGAGTGTTTTATAACGATCCAACTACTCAAAAGCCAACGTACAAAAATTACTACCCTGGTTCTATTACACCAACTCAAGGCAATATCACTGCCTTTGTTGTTGATGATCCAGACGCAGTATTTTTAATGGACGCTGATGAGGCTTTTACAAGAGCGGATCTGTTTAAAAATTACTCTGCTACTACTGCAGGCGGTGTTACACAAACAGGAATATCAAGCGTACAATTAGACGTAAGTGCTTCAGGCACTGCTGCTACTTTTGCGGTACAAGCAATCGATATATCACAGGATCCAGATAATTCGGATACTAATACATCGAATGCTAACGTTCTTGTTAGAATCAACAACCACTTCTTTAGAAGTGGAACAGGTATAGCGTAATAAAGGAGAATAACTATGGCAATATCACGAGCACAGCTAGTTAAAGAACTAGAGCCAGGTTTGAATGCTTTATT